GACTACCGCGGCCTCAAGCCCGTCCACGACTGGCAGGTTCAGGCGCAGATGACGGACGACGACCGTCGCCCGCCGATGGGCGAGCTAGACGACGCCCGCGACCAGGCGGTGCAGGGCTTCATCCAGCTAGCGTTCTCCGGGCGCGTCAAGGGCATCCAGGACGCCGACCCGGCGGTCCGCGAGGCGCTCCAGGACGTCGCGGTATACTGCGAGCGCGTCAAGCGGGCCGCGGACCCCGACCGCCGCGAGGAGTACGCCGCCGAGGTCACGGAGCGCCTTACGGACGTTATCCCGAAGCGGCCGGACCTCCCGGACTGGCTCGAAGACCTCATCCAGGACCTCATGGCGGACCTGGAGCGCGCCCACTTCGACCCCGAGGACGCGCCGGCGGACGAGGACTTCGACCCCGCGGACGCCGCGGCCGCCGAGGCCGAAGGTGAGGTCGAGGCCGAAGCGCCGGACGAGACGTCGGGCGAGGACCCGACCGCAGCCGCCGGCGGTGGCGGGAGCGGCGCCGCGGACGAGGCAGACGACGGTGAGGACGGGGACGCGGACGGCGCCGGCGGTGCGGACGACGGCGAGGGGGGCGGCGGCAGTAGTACCGGCGGAACGCGGGCGGTTGTCGAACTGACGGGCGGCCGGGACGACGCGTCACACATCCGGGTCGAATAGCCCGCCGCGGCGGTCACGGAGCGGTATCCTCGGTTACGTCGGGCGAGCGGCCTCGGGGCGACCGGATACCCGGAACTTTCCCGGAGGAAAACCTTTTTAGGTAGCCGGTGCGTACTGGAGGGTGTAGCAGGTGATACACGATGGACGCAATCAACACGGAGACGGGCGAGGTCATCGCAACCGACCTCACCGCCGCCGAAATCGAGAAGCTACAGGCCGCCGGCGCCGAGGTCGAAACCGAGGCCGCGCCTGAGGGCGGCGCCCGGGGCGCCGACGGGGACGATACCCCGGACGCCGTCGCGGAGTCCGACGACCGCGAACGGACGGCCGACCTCAGCAAGGTGGACTACCACGGCGAGGACGAACACCTCCCGGACGACTACGAGACGAGCGAGCAGGACCTCAGCGAGGACGCCCGCTCCGAACTCGAGTGGGAGCTAGACGAGGATGAGACGGTCGACGTCACGGAGCTGGACGGCTTCGAGGCACAGTACGAGCAGGTCCAGCGCGAGCAGGACCGGGCCGACACGGACCTGGAGCAGGACCGCCGGACCCGGGACCGGCGACTCGACTCCGGGCGCGTCGAGCCCGAGGACGACGCCTACATAGAGGTCGGGAGCCAGGCCGTCCGGGACCACCTTAACGAGACGGGGCAGGCGGAGCGCATCGTCGAGGCGTTCCGGCAGTTCAAGACCGACGACCGGTGGGTCCCGGACGAGGACGGCGAGCGGCTCAACGAGGACGCCGTAGCGGACCTCGTGGCCGGCGACACGAGCGCGCAGGACCGGCTCTACGAGCGGAAGCGGAAGGCGGAGCCGGGCGACCGCGCCGTCACCGTCTCCATGGACATGAGCGGGTCCATGAAGGGCGTCGTCAAGGAGGCCAAGAGCGCGCTGGGCGCGCTCGCCATCGCCTGCCGGGAGATAGGCGACGACTTCACGGCGAACGCCTGGACCAGTACGGAGAAGCGCGGCAAGGAGAACCAGGTCCTCATGCCGATTACGCTCCCGGACGAGGAGTTTAGCTGGCGGCACCTCGACGCGGTGTGGCCGGACTACCAGGACCCGATTACGCCCGGGATGCGGCAGGCGAAGGCGTACTGCGACGAGGTCAGCGCGTCCGAACGCCTCATGGTCGTCATCACGGACGGCCAGCCGCAGATGATGGCCGACGGGACCTACAACGCCGGGCAGGCGACGACGGAGGCGCAGGAGGAAGTACGGGAGTACCGGCAGGATGGGTACGTCGTGATAGGCATGGGTATCCAGCCCGGCGCGGACGAGAGCCTCATGCAGAAGATGTTCGGCGAGGGCGGCTACGTCTGCACCGACGAGGACGATATTGCCGAGAGCCTCATCCGGATATATGAATCGCAACTTAACGTCGGCGGTGGCCGATAATGCCCGGACCTGACCCGTTCACTGAGCCAGCAGAGGTAGCCGAGTTGTACTATGAGGATAGGTTAGACCAGGCCGATATCGCGCAACGGTTCGGCGTAGACCAGTCTACCGTGTCGAGGTTCATGGCCCGTAAGGGCATCGACGCCAGGACGGAGCGGGAGACGCACCGAACGGAATACGCGACGTTCCGTACCGGACCGAACGGCTATGAGCGGTGGGATAGCAGCCACCCCGCAGACGGGCGAGCAACCGTCTACGTTCACCGCCTCCTCGCCGTAGCGGAGTACGGGATACTCCGCGAGGAGCAGGTGGTACACCACCGGAACGGATTACGCTGGGATAACCGCCCGGCGAATATCTAGGTTTACGAATCACATAGTGAACACATGAGCGAAAATCACGGCGGTAGCGGAGGCCGGTAAGCGGACTGAGAACGATGACAGACACGACTCACGACCACGAGACGCCGATGGACTTGATTCAGGACCGGGCGGACGACCACGCGGAGGACGTCGTGTACCGAGCGCTGGCGCTGGCGGAGGCGGACGACGCCTGGACGCGCGGCGCGAAGGCGAAGACGGTCGCCGCCGCCGCGATATACGCGGCGTACCTGGACCAGCGGCCGCGGGCGACGGCCGGCGAGGGCCGCCCGACCCAGCAGGCAGTCGCGGACTGGTTCGACACGAACCGCGTGACGCTCCGGGAGCGGTTCCGTAGCCTCCCGGAGGGGGTGTGATGCTCTACGCCGACCGGACCGGGACGGCGCTCTGCGTCGGCCCGGAGGCCGGCGAGGAGTCCTTCTGCGGCAAGCACGACGTCCAGACGCCTATCACCGAGACGGTCGATGACGTGTACGGCCTGTTCGGGGAGGTCGAGGACGGCAGCGATATCCTTAATAACTACTGCGACTGCCGCGCGCAGCTGCTCGAGTACCTCGGCGTCGCGGACGAGGACGAACTGGCGGCGGTCCGGCGGCGGCGGTCGACGCGCCGTGCGCTATCGGCGCGCCGGCAGGGGTAGCTACGGTGACGCTATTCATCAACCGCTGGAGTCGGCCGCATCACGGCTTCACGCTCGATGTGGAGACGGCCAAGGCGGTCTACGGGCCGCCGGCCCGCTACGAGGCGAGCGAGGCGGCCGGGGGGAGGGCACTCTGCGGGCTGGCCCTGGACGCGGCGAACAGCCAGGGCCGCGTGGACCGCGACACGCCGCACGTCCTCCGCGTGAGCCAGGTCGGGCACTGGCCGGACCTCCACGCCTTCTGTCTCGAGGACGCGCTGTGCGAGGCGTGCCGGGGCCGCCTCCCGGACGTGTGGCCGCCGGCGCGGGCGTATCAGCACCCGACCGAGGACCGGACGGGGACGTTCGGATGAGCCTCGGCGCCGCCGGCGACCCCGGGGACTCTTAGGCGCGCGGTCCCTACGCCTCACCGCGGGCCGCGGCGGGTCATCGGTTGTCCGTCGTGGTTCACCTGCTTCGACCGCAGCCGTCTCCGGCCGCGGCCCGCGCTCCGACCCCCATCCCCCTCCCGCTTTTACCCGCCGAGCGCGCGCCGTGCGGACCGGAGATAGCGGCCGCGTCCGAGTGACGCACAACAGCAGCGCGACCCGGGTCACGGCGCGGTCCAGTCGCCGCCGCGGCGCTCCCCGGGCGTCTCGCCCCGACGCAACGACCACGAACGGGCGTGTCGGTGCCTGATGTCCCCGAATCTTCGGAACTTTCCCGGAGGGAAACCTTTATAGGAAACCCCTGCGTACTGGAGGGTGTAGCAGGTGACCCACGATGGAAACGCATGACGTCATCGACGAACTAGCGCACGGCGCGGCAACCACCCAGCAGATAGCGGACGCCCTCGACGAGCATCCGAACACGGTCGGCCACCATATCAAGAAGCTGCGGGAGGCCGGCCGGGTCGAGCGGGAACGCGACGGCCGGTCCTACACGTACTTCCTCCCCGAGGCGGCCGACGACGAGGCGGACGCGGCGCCGCAGGACCTCCCGGACGTCGGCGAGGCGACGACGGCCGTCCCCGAGATGACGAACGACCTCCCCGAGAGCGTTCCGCCCGTCGAGCGGGACTACGACTTCAGCACGATGGTCCCGAGCGAGGACGAGACGCACGAATACATCCCGAGTAACGGCGAGTGGGACGAGATAACCGCGAAGGTCGACGCCCGGCACGCCACGAACCAGGAGCCGGCCTTCCTCCTCGGCGGCCCCACCGGCTGCGGCAAGACGACGCTGGCGGAGTGGCTCGCCGCCGAGCGCGGGTGGCCCGTCGTCACGCTCCAGATGACGTACGACATGAGTCCGGCGAGCCTCCTCGGGAAGGCGACCGTCCGCTCCAGCGGCGACGGCGGCACCGAGACGGTCTGGAACGACGGCCCGCTCACGAAGGCGCTCCTCGCGTCCCGCGAGGGGCCGGTGGTCCTCATCGTGGACGAGGCGAACCGCGCCCGGCCCGAGGTTCACTCCACGCTCATGAGCGCCCTGGACTCCCGGTGCGAGGTCACGCTCGACCAGCGCGGTGGCGAGCAGGTCCGGGGCGTCCGGCAGAACCTCATCGTGGTCTCCACCATCAACCCGAAGGGGAGCGGCGACTACCACGGGGTCCAGGATATCGACTTCGCAGTCAAGCGCCGGCTCAGCAACGCCGGGCGCTTCAACGTCGATTACCTGGGCGTCAACTTCCCGCAGCGGGAGGCGGACGTCCTCACCGAGCGGACGCCCGCCGGCGCCCGGCTTAGCGACCTCATTGTCGAGACGGCGAACCAGGTCCGGGCGCAGGCGGCGGACGCGACCAGCGAGGTCCGCTCCGGGATTCCGACCTCCAGCCTCATCTCCGTGGCGCAGAGCGCCTACGCGCTCATGCAGGCCGGGACGGATGACGCCGTCGTCACGGCCTTCGAGACGGACGTGGTGGCGGCGCTCTACGACCAGCGGGAGACGGAGCGGAACACGGTCCAGCAGATAGTCAAGGACAACCTCGACGGCTGCCCGTTCCGGGAGGCCGAGGTGGCCGCGTGGGCCGGCGACGTCGAGTACGTCTCCTGCCAGGGCTGCGACTACCGGGAGACGGCGGCGGCGGCCGAGGAGGCGGGCGTCCTCGACTTCCACGAGTGCGAGCGTTGTGGCGACCACGTCGTCTACGAGTAGGGCGGCGAGGCGGTTCCTCCACGGCGGCCCTCGCGTCGGGGTTCGACTCCCCGGGTGGAGACTCCGGGCGGGACGGCCCCGCCCACCGATTGAGGTGACTCAGGTATGGACGACCCGACGACCGTCACGACGTACGACGTACCGGCGGATGACCGAGCGCGGATTCGCGCGGCGCTCTCGCACGCGCAGGGCTTCCTCGCGGTCGGCGGCCTCGAGGCGGAGCGTGACCAGGCGGCGCGCGTCGAGACGACGCTGGACAAGACGGCGGCGGACGAGGCGGTCCGGCTCCGGGAGGTCGACGCGGCCCGCGCCGTCGCCGCGCTCGTGGCGTATAAGCAGCACCTACTCGATGAGGACGAAATAAGAGCGGCGGCCGAGGCGGAGGCCGCTATCCGCGGCCTGACGGGCCAGGACGCGGCGCTGGCGGCGATGGTCGAGGACGGCTGCCTGTGAGGCGCCTGAGGCGGCGTGAGAGACGTTGGACGCCGCGGCGGACGCTTCTCCCGGCCGCGGGGCGTCGCGCCGCTCACGCGCCACGTAGGCGCGCTATGGGACTCCACGGCCCGGTCCCGGGACGGGGGAAGGACTAAGCCCGAGGCTGAAGACGTAGCTCCTGACCGGAGTCCAAGAGGCCGGGGGAGGCCGGCCCGCAGGAACGCTGGACCGCACCTGTGGGTTCTCCCCGCGGCATCTTGAGTCTCCCGGTCGGAGCGCCATGACCGAGGATACACACGAGTCCGGCCGGCGTGAACGGCTGGACGAGACGATAGCTGACCTAGAGCGGGAGAAGAATGAACTGGAGGACCGTCTCGATAACCTCCGGTATCAGCGGCTGATGCAGGCTATAGACGCCGGTGAGGCGTGGCCGGGGACGGACGCCCGCCGTATCCTTCTCGCCTGTCAATACCAACATACCGACGGAGACGCCTCAGGGGGCGTTTCCGAACGGGACCTACTCGGCGAGATGGAGCGTCGTGGAATGAGTAGGCGGGAGGCGAGGGCCGAGTACGAAGCGGCGGAGCGGCGCGGGTTACTATTCGAGGTAGACGGACGGGTACGACCGGCGGAACGCCCTGATAGCGGGGCGGAAGCGGCCGGGGATAGCGGAGAATACTAAAATAATGATAGAAAGAGCAAGAAGCGGCAAAAGCGCCCGGAACGTAAGAATAGTAAGACGGTGTAAGACAAGTCTATACGCTTCCACGTACGGCAACGCGCCTAGGGCGCGTTGCCTAGTGGAAGCGTTAAGACAAGACTTACACCCGTACCGCCGGGGTGGTGCGGATGGGTGACGAGAAGATAACCTTCCGTATCGATAGCGATACGAAGCGGCGGGTGGGTGGGTCCCATACGAACCTGTCCGGGGTAATGCGGGACCTCGCCCAGCGGTACGCCGCAACCGGTGATACGGCGGAGGCCGCCCTCCTAGTTGAACGGGAACAGGTCGAGGAGGACGTCCGAGAGCTGAAACAGGAGATAAGCGACCTGGAGGCGCGCCTCTCGAAGAAGCAACGTGACCTGGAGCGGATAGATACGCGGATACAACAACGGCGAGACTCTATTACGGAGGAAGCGCGGGAGTACGCCGAGAAGGCGGTGGAGAGTCCGCGGCCGGTCGATAACATGCTGGCCCCGGATAATCCGGCACTACGGACGTACGCCGCCGACGCTGGGAAGGATGTGGATGAGTTCGTGTACGAGGTCCGCCGGGTGATTGAGGAGTGACGCCGGACGTCGACGCCGAGACGCTCCGGCGGCTATACCACGAGGAGGGCCTGACGCAGGCGGAGATAGCGGAGCGGGTCGGGGTGAGTAATTCAACAATATCGAGGCGGATGCAACAACACGATATCCGCCGACGGAAGCCGGGCCCAAGGCAGAAATCGGGCGGAAACCCCGTGATAATTCGATGGCTCTACCACGGTAAGGGACTCACATTAAAGGAGGTAGGTAAGCGTCTCGGAATTCATGCGAATACAGTACGTCGCCGAATGCAAGAATATGATATTTCGCGGCGCTCTCCAATAGATAACCGGGACTATAACGGACGCCGTAACCCAAAATGGGTCCCATATACCTATTATTACACACGCAGGGACGGGTACGAACGGTGGATAAGCGGTGCAGACGGGCGTCAAGTCCGGGTCCATCGGCTCGCTGCAGTCGCGTGGTTTGGGTACGACGCGGTCGTCGGTAATCACGTCCACCACGTAAACGATATTCCGTGGGATAACCGCGAAGCGAACCTCCAACCGATAGACCCGAGCGAACATCAATCCCTTCATACGGAGGAAAAAGAGCGCGATGACGACGGCCGGTTTATCTAACCGACTCGCGCCCTCGGAACGCTTATCCCTAACACAGACTAATTCCCGCCCATGGGACAGACGCAGGAAGCCCGCCCCCGCGTCGAGGTATTCGCGGCGGACGCCGCGGACCACTCACACGTCCGGGAGGCCGCGGTCGACGGTGACCGCACGCCGCCGCGCGTCACCGTCGAGATACGAGGCGCCCGCGTCCCCGAGGGCGTCCACGACCGCATCGACCGATTCCAGGCGACCATCGTGGACGCCGCCGCGCGCGGTGGGACGCTCCGCCTCACCGTCACGGTCCCGGAGCCGTGGAAGGACGCCGGCGTCCGGACCATCCGGCAGCAGGGCAACTCCTGCATCCTCTCGCTCCCGCCGGAGGCGCTCGACGCCGCCGCCCTCGGCCAGGAGCAGGTCGCCCTTCACGCCCGGGACGGCGAGATACACGTCGCGCGACACGACGGCGGGCCGCGGCCGCCATGACGGCGCTGCCCGAGGGGGTGAGGGACGAGTATATAGCCCGGGCGCAGAGATTCTACGTTACGGGAGCGCTCACGCTCGCGGACCTGGAGGCCGTGTTAGACCTGCTCCTGCGCGGGTCCGCCGGCCCGAGAGCCGTCCGCGAGCGGCTCGAACTCGAGTACGGCATCGACCGGATGGACTGGATTTGCGACGACCTCTTGGATGGCTGACCGGCATATCGCGCTCTGCTCCGGCGGCGCGGATTCGGTCGCCGCCACGCACGCCGCGATGGTCTTCGGCCCCGCGGAGCGCGTCGTCTATCTCGATACCGGGACCGGCCCCGGGGACGGCGCGGTCCACGAGAACGGCGCGTGGGTCCGGAATTGGTGCGAGTCGAACGACTGGCCGGTCGAAATACGAGCCACGCCGGCGTCGTACCCGGCCATCGTGGCCGAATACGGCTACCCCGGCCCGTCCCGCCACTTCCTCATGTATCAGCGGCTCAAGGACCGCCAGCTCTGCGAGATAGCGAGCGAGACGGACGGGGACTGCACCTTCTGGACCGGGATACGCCGGCGGGAGAGCGACCGCCGGATGCGACACGTCGAGCCGGACGGCGAACGGAGTGGCGGCCGGTGGGACTGGCGCGCACCCCTCGCGGCCTGGACCGACGACCGCGTCCGGCAGTACCGGGTGACGTTCGACCTCCCGGTCTCGCCGGTCAGCGAGGCGATAGGCCGCTCCGCCGACTGCTTCTGCGGCTGCTTCGGTGACCCGATGGAGTTACTCGACCTGGAGGCCGCCGGCTACCCGGCCCACGCGGACTGGCTCCGGCACCTCGACGTCCCCGAGGACGCCGGGCGGGCACAATCGCGGTGGGCCGGGTACCAGTGGGAGAAGGCGGATTTCGCCCGTGAGGACGACGCGCAACTAACGCTCTGCTCCGCGTGTGGGGCCGGCCCTTTAACACCGGCGCGCCCGGGGACTGGCTCATGACGAATGGTATCGACCTCGCCGATATCCGTCACGACCTCTGGTTCGGCGGCGGGTTCACAAACCGCATCGAGCAGTACAGGCGTAATAAGTTCGACGAGATGCATAGCCTCGGCCGGCCGTTCGAGGTACACCTCGACCTAGAATACTGGCAGGAGCAGACGCGGGACGCCTGGCTGGACGCGTCGCCGGAGACGCCCGCTGACGTCTTCCAGTTCTACCAATCGAACGACTGGTATATCCCCGAACTCATGCTCTGGAACGTCGAGCAGGTATCCGAGATACGGCAGTATCACCGCTGGCTCCGTGAGTACGGCGCAGACTCCGTCCTCGACTACGGCGCGGGCGTCGGGGACGTCCCCCTGTACCTCTCCAATGAGTACGAGGCGTGGTACGCCGACGTCGACGGCGTCGTCGCCGACTTCTACGAGGACCGCGCGGCGTATCGCGCACGAGAGACGCCGATGATTCGGATTGATGAGCCGTCATTCGACCTCCGCGAGGTCGATAAGACGTGGGACGCCATCATCTGCGTTGATGTGCTGGAACACCTCCCGGACCCGGAGCGCGTCATCGACGCATTCACAGCGAGCCTCGCGCCGGACGGCCTCCTGTTCACGCAGTGGACGTTTAACGACTTCGCGGACGACGCGGACTCCGTCTATACGCCCCTCCATATCCAGACCGGCCGGGACGTCTCACGCCGTATCCTCGACCATCTTCGGGCGGACTACACGCAGGTCGACGGGACCTGGAGTAACATCGTCCGGGCCTGGCAGAAGGACGGCTAACGCCCCGAACCTTCAACACGACCTCCGCCGTAGCCCGGTAGTAGACTGGCCCATGACGGACGACCTGACGCTCGACGACCTGCCGCAGCCCATCGAGACGGGCACGGTCGCCCCGGGAACGCTATCGGTGGACGATGACAACCCGAATACCATGCCGAACGACCTGTTCGACGTCCTCTGCGACCGGATTCGGACACGCGGCTGGATAGGAAACGCCATCATCGTGGACGAGGATGGCCTGATTGCGGACGGTGAACACCGCTGGAAGGCGGCGCAGGAAATCGGGCTCTCGGAGGTCCCCATCAAGCGGTACGACCTCACGGACGCCCAGCGGCGCGTCATCCGGCAGGAGCTGAATAAAATCAACGGCTCGCACGACGACCTCTTGGACGCGCAGGAGTACAACACGCTCGTCAATGAGGGCCTGGACGAGCCGCTCCGCGAACTCACGGCCGCCCGTGACGAGGACGTGGACGGCCTCCTGGACGAGATGGCGGAGCGGGACCTCGCGCCGGACGACGTCCAGGACCTTCTCGCCGGCGGCGGGATGGACGTGAAATACACGGACAAAATCGAGACGCCCGAGTACGAGCCGACGCAGGACGAGCCGCCGGCCCTTACGGCGCTGTACGACGACGAGCGGTTCCAGGAGCTACTAGCCGTCATCGACGACGCCGACCTCCCGGAGGACGTGGCGGCGTTCGCCCGTCTCGCGGCCCACCGCCACATCGTCTTCGACTACGAGCACATCGCGGAATACTACGCCCACGCCTCACCGGAGGTCCAGGCGGTGTTCGAGGCCCTGACGCTCGTTATCGTGGACGTCGACCAGGCCATCGAGCAGGGCTTCGTGGACTTCGCGGAGACGGAACTGGAGGGCGTCACCGGCGATGCGGCATGACTTCGTTGCACTCATCCTGACGCACGACCGCGCCGGCGAGGTGCAGACGCTCGACGCCCTCGACCGCTTCGGCTACGACGGCCCCTGGGTCATGGTCGTGGACCACCCGGACGACGTCGAGCCGTACACCGACGCATACGGCGCGGACCACGTGTATTACGTCGATAAGGGCGAGACGCAGCCCGAGTTCGACCGGGGGATTAACGCCGAACGGAAGGCCGGCGTCGTCTACGCCCGCTTCCAGTCGTGGGCCATCGCGCGGGACCTCGGCTACGACTACTTCATCCAGCTTGACGACGACTACAACTGGTTCGGCTACCGCTTCAACGAGGCCTTCGACTACATCGGGACGGAGTACGTCCCGGACCTCGACGCGACGTTCGATAACGCTATCGACTACCTGGAGCGCGCCGACCTCGATACCGTCTGCTTCGCCCAGGGCGGGGACTTCATCGGCGGTGCGGAGGCGCAGCTCGCGCAGCACGTCCAGGCGAAGCGGAAGGCCATGAACACGTTCATCTGCCGGACGGACGCCCCGTTCGCCTTCCGCGGCGCCGTGAACGAGGACGTAACGACCTACGTCCGCGCCCAGCAGCTCGGGAAGGTGTTCCTCACCGTGAATTTCGTCTCATTCGACCAAAACGATACGCAGCAAAAGGATGGTGGCCTGACGGAGAAATATCTTGATGAGGGCACGTACATCAAGAGTATGTATACGGTCCTCTACTCGCCATCGTCCGTGACGCTCCAGGAGCTGGTCGACCGGAACGACGCCCGCATTCACCACCGCGTGAACTGGCGGACCAGCGTCCCGAAAATCGTCCCCGAGTCCTGCCGGAACGAGTAGGCCCGAACCCCTATCCCCGCCGCGCCCGTAGCCCTGCGGGATGCCCGACCACTCCGACCGACCGCGTCGCTTCCGCCTCGTCCGGACCGAGGACGAATCCGGCGTCTCCGGCACCGGCACGGTCGCCTACGGCGTCTGCTGGGGCGACGGCGCCGTCGACCTCCAGTGGCGGAACGACCGGACCGACGGCGTCGCAACGCAGCGGAACGGCTTCGCCGCCTACCACAGCGAGGCCGGCATCGAGGACTGCCTCGAGGTCCACGGCCACGGCGGCCGGACCCGCGTCGAGTGGATAGATACGCCGCAACCCGGGGAGTCATAGGGACGCAACCGCCGGGTGACGTGCGTCTCCCCCGGCCGGCCCGCCGGCCGGCCGCCACGCCGCCGGCGTCCCAAGGTTTTAGCCGGCGGCCGCCCTCATCTAGACGACCGCAACCCGCCGCATATCGGCTTCGCGCCCGCGTGAAACCGCAGGACGGCGGCGGGGCGGAGGACACGAACCATGGGCCACAAGAACGTCGAGATACCCGAGGATACGGACCCGGTGGACTACACGTACAACGAACGGCGCGCGGAGCTGCTGGACGTCATCATCGAGGCGGGCCACCCGGACATGGTGAGCCGGAAGCACTTCGCGGAGCGGTACGACGTTCACTCGAGTACGGTAACGCGCGATATCCAGGCGCTCCAGGACGATATCCGCGAGGACCTATCGTCGGACGCCGAGTTCATCACGAGCGTCGTCTACCGGAAGGCTATCAAGGCGAAGGCGGAGGACAACGAGTGGATGGCGGCGAAGGAGCTGCTGGAGTCGTGGAACGACTGGCTGTTCGAGACGGGGCAGCAGGAGCGCGCCCCGGACCGCATGGAGATGGACCTGGACGCCTCCATCGAGGCGACGGAGCGGAAGGCGCTCGTCGGCGTGGACCTGACGCGCTTCGAGGGCGTCGAGACGGAGCAGATGGTCGGCCTGGACCCGGAGACGGCGGGCCTGGAGGACGGCGTGGACGTGCCGCTAACGGACGGCGACGAGGAATAGGCGGATGGGTGATATATCACCGTACCGCACATACGCGCCCGCCGGCGATTCCGGGGTGAAAGCCCGGCGGACGGCTACTCCTCTACGTTCTGATATATCGGGGGTGACTGGCGGTGATTGAGCCGCTCCTGTTCCTCACCGGCGTCGCCCTCGGCGCCGCCCTCGGCCGTGTCGCCGCTCACGTCAGGCGACAGGCCCGTCTCCGCCGGCACGACGAGCGGGCGAGGGTAGCGGCCACGTCGGACGAGGACCCGCGTGACGCGGCTATCACGAGCCTCTGTCAGGGCGGGGAGCGCGTCGCCAAGGGCAGGCAGCGGAGGCGGCGATGAGCCTCACTCCCGGCGGCGTCCACGAGGCACTCGACTACGCCGGCTGGCTGGAGGCCGCCCACGGTCCGGGCGTCTACGCCCTCCGCGCCGACGTCCCTGACTCCGCCGAGGCCGCCCACAGGCGCTGGCGTTCGGCGTTCAACGCCGTGCCCGGGGCCGGCGTCCTCACGGAGATAGCAACGGCCGAGCGCGTCGCCTACGCCGGCGCCTCCCGCGACGTCTACGGCCGCCTGATGGACCACGCGAACGGGACCGCGCGGCAGGCGGCGTTCCTCTCGGTCTTTCCGCCGCGGGAAATCGTGACCGTCGAGCCGCGCGAGCATCCGTTCGAGGCGGAGACGCGCGTCGCCCGCGGCCTCCGCGAGGACGGCTGGACGGTCTGGGCCGACGGCGAGGTGGTGTAGGTGGCCGGCCCCCGCCAGTTCCGGCGCGGGGACGAGCCGGAGCCGCCCGAGGTCCACGACTTCCTGCTCCAGAGCCGGGACGCCCGCATCGACCCGGTAGCCGTTACCCGCGACCTCCGCGCCGGCCTCGCCGACCTCCCGGCGACGGCGGCGACGTTCAAGCCGAAGCGGTTCGTGGCCCACCCGACGGCCGTGGACGAGGGAATGCTGGTCCTCTGCGGTGCCTGGCCGGTGCCGGACGTCTACCCCGCCGCCGGCGGCAACGGCCGGAAGTGGGTGAACCCGCACAACGACGACGCCTACCTCTACGCCGACGCCGTGACGCGGTGTGCCTGCGGCGCGTACCTCGTCCGGGAGCAGCGCGTCCACGGCGAGACCATCGGCGACGGCGAACACGACCATACGGACGACTGCCGGAAGCAGTGGCGGCTCGACGCCCGCGCCCGGCTCGCCGCGAAGCGGCGGGAGATACTCCTGGAGGGCTACTGGCACCGGCGCTCCGGCGCCCAGATGAGTCCGCGCCTCGGCTGTACCGGCCGGGACTCCGTCGGGCCCATCGCCCAGGCGGTCGGCGTCGATGCCGAACAGGAACGCCAGCGCGGGGCGCGCATCGCCGCCCGGACGATGGGCCGCCTCCTCGAGCGGGACGCGCCCCGTGTCGTCGGGGAGGTCTACGGCTTATCCGGGGAGGGCGTCCGCGCCGCGGTCCGCCGGCACCTCGACGCCGACCCCGGCGACCTCTACGAGCGGCGGAAGCGGTCGGGGGACGCCGAAACCGCTTAGGCGACGGCCTACCTCTCGTGACGACATGGACCTGACGCTGGACGCGGCTATCGACACCGCCTGCGACTGCGGCGAGAGCGCCGCGGGCTACGTGTTCGCGCCGGACGGGACGCGGCGGTACGTCTGCGGGGACTGCGCCGAGGCGATAGACCGCCACCTCGACGACCGGACGCTCGACGACCTCCCGGACGCGCCGCGGGCCCGACGCTGCCGGACCTGCGAGCAGGTCACACTCCTGGACGCGATGGACGTCCGCGGCGTCTGCGTGGACTGCCGGACGGGAGCCGGCGGATGAGCGCCGCGCCGGACGGCGGCGGCGGCGTCACGGACTGGGCGTTCAAGCCGCTCGACTGGCAGGAGGGATTTATCTACGATGAACACGACGAGGTCCTCGGAAGTGGCGCGTTCGGCGCCGGGAAGACGCGCGCCCTCTGCGAGAAGGCGTACCTCAACCTCACGAACTACCCGGGGAACCGCGGCCTCCTGACGCGCAAGACCTTTGCCTCGATTACGAACACGACGCTCACGGTCCTCCTGGAGGAAGTTATTCCGGACGCCTACATCGTGGCGCACAACCAGGGCCGGCACGTCATCTACGTCCAGTCACCGTACTATCCAACCATCTACTGCCGGGACTGCGACTGGCAGTCCACGCGCATCCTCCCCCTCAACAAACGGGACCGTCTCCGCAACGACTCTCGGTGTGTCTGCCCGGACTGCGGCGACCGGACCGTCGAGTTTACACCGCCGAGCGAACTCTACTACGAAGGCCTGAACACGGGGAGCCGCCCCGGCGAGATGCCGGAGAAAATCGCCGGCATGAACCTCGGCTTCGTCGGCGTGGACGAGGGCATCGAGGTGACGGAGAAGGACTGGGAAATGCTCCAGGGCCGACTCCGGCTCACGCACCTCAATAATCCCTGGCAGCCCGAACTCCCGACGCGGCAAATCTTCTCCGCGACGAACCCCGCCGGCCCGAACCACTGGCTCTACCGCCGGTTCTACGAGCAGGGCGTGGGCGCGGTCTACGAGGGCAGCGCCGCGGATAACGTGCACAACCCGGACGACTACCTGCCGCGGCTCCGGGCGCAGTTTGCCGGGACGGACGCCGAGCGGTACATCGGCGGCGAGTGGGTGGGGTACGAGGGCCTCATCTACGACGAGTTCAGCGAGTCCATCCACGCGCTGGAGCCGCTAGACGCGGTGGATATGCTCCCGGGCGAGTGGCACATCCCGGACTCGACCGTCACGGACCTTCAGGCGATGCGAGCCGAGCGCGGCGTTCAGACGGGCGACCCCGACGACGCCGAGGCCTACGTCCCGGCCCGGCTCTACCCGCCGGCGGACATGGACATCGTCATGAGCATCGACTGGGGCTACCGGCCGGACCCGCTCGTCGTGCAGTGGTGGGCCGATACCGACGAGTACGGGTACGTCCTGTACCGCGAGTACGTGAAGACGCGGACGCTCCCGGACGACGCCGCCGTCGAGGCGCTCGGCGAGATGGCCGCGTACGAGGTCCCGAACGTCCGGGCCGTCTACGCCGACCACGACAGCGGGGACCGCGCCGCCTGGCTGGAGGGCGCCCGTAGCCTCATCGAGGCCGACCCCGACCTGGACGACGGCGACTGGCGACGGTTCCGGACGACGACGGCGCGGAAGGACGTAGCGGACGGGATACAGACGGTGAAGCGGCTATTGCGGCCGGACGAACACGACCGCGCCGGCCTGTATTTCGTGAACGGGGCGCGGTGCCACCGGAAGGATACACACCTCGCCACCGAGTCCAAACCCGGCGATATCCTCGGCGAGATACGGGGCTACGTCTGGCAGGACGACGCCCGGGACGAGCCGCAGACGCACGACAACCACTCCGCGGACGCCATGCGATACATGGCTCACACGGACCGGCACACGGCGACGACGAGCGGCCCGATGGTGAGTAAATCGTAGCGTCTCGCCGCAGGCAAAGGCATATCTACCGCCGGCGGGATGACCTGATAACTGATGGTGTCGTGGAACCCGGCCACGTGGTTCGGCCGTGACGATGAGGGCGGCCGGGAGTACGCGCCGGGACACGAACCGTCCGCGGCCGGGCGGGCGTCCGGCGCCGTGAAGAAGCAACGGCAGCGGAAGCAGGACGTCGAGCGGCGGACGACGCTCCCGCCCGAACTCCGTCGGAACGTCCGGAACCGCGAGGGCGTGATGAAGCCCTACGACCCGCTGCTCCTAAAGGAGCTGGCGGAGAACTGGGTGTCCCAGGCCTACGTCGATACGATGGCGCAGGACCTCGCCACCGCGCCGTGGACGATTACGGCGCGGGACGAGGGCGCTAACCCCGGCGAAGCGGCTATTACCGACGCCGAGCGCGTCATGGAGCGACTCCACCCGGAGAAGTCCCTCCGAGACCTGCTGGAAATGACGGCGCGCAACACCCTAAAGCTCGGGGACGGCGCGTGGGTGAAACACTACGATACGGGCGGCGACCTCCGGGAGGCCATCCCCGTCGATAGCGCGCGGATGTTCAAGCAGGTCGACGACCATGGCCTTACGGAGGGCTACCTTCAGGCGTCGTTCACGAACCGCTCCGTCCAGCAGCGGTTCGACCTCGAGGAAATCGTCTGGTTCGAGTGGTCGTCCCGCGAGGACCACGTCTACGGCTTCGGCCCCGTCGAGAAGGGCGCGGACGTTATCGAGGTCATCGAGGAGCTGGGCGAGAAGGAACAGAAGGACCTCACGGAGGGGATGCCGCCCGGCATCGTCTCCGTCCGGGAGGACGAGGACACGCCGATGGCGGTAGACGCCTACGAGAAGGTCAAGGACAACTGGCAACTCAAGGAGGGCGAACGCCACCGCGCCATCGTCTCCATGGGTGACTGGGAGTTTACGCCGCTCCAGCCGGGCTACCAGGAGTTGCAGTTTATGGAGCGGAACAAGATGTGGATACAGTCCCTCGGCGCGACGTTCAAGGTCAACGCCCCGTACGCCGGTTTCGACTTCCAGGAGGGGAACCGGGCGCAGAACAAGGCTCAGACGCAGGCGTACAAACAGCGCGGGTTCCAGGTCCTGCTCCGGCAGGTCCAGGAGGCGCTCAACCGCCAGCTCGTCTGGCCGGACCTGGGCGAGGACCTCGTGTTCGAGTTCGAGAACCTCCAGACGGTCGCGGAAAAACAGACCCACGCCGAGTTCCAACAGACGCTGGCGGACGCCGCGGAGGCGTGGGACAACCTCGGTCGTACCGTCACGCTCCGCGGCGACCGCATCGACGTCGAGGACGGCGAGGTGGACGCCCCCGACGAGCCGGCGGGCGGCGGCCCGTTCGGCATGACCGCGGACAGCGGTCCCGCCGCGGGCGCGACGGCGACGGCCCGAAAGTCGGTCGGCCTCCAGAGCGAGACGGGCGTGCCGGGCGTCCCCGATACGCCGGACGGGATGGCCGACTGGCAGGAGTTTCTGGAGGCGGTCGCAACACTCGGCGGGATTGTCGAGAACGGCGAGACGGGCCGGGCGTTCCCCGGCGACTACGAGGGCGACCTCCTCACGCCGGCGGAGACCATCCGCGTCTACGGCGTGAACGACTCGATAGTGGGTGGCCTGCTGGAGGACTGCGGCGAACTCAACTACACCGTCACGCAGTCGTCCGACGCCCGGCGGAAGGACGCGACCGAACTGGACGACTACCTGCTCTCGGCGTTCCAATCCCAGATTCAGCCGGCGAGCCTCGACGCCATCGAGAAGCGCGCCTGGACCGAGAGCGAGGAGGTGCCGGAGTACGTTACGGAGCGCATCGGGGACGCCATCGACGCCGGCGCGGTCTTCGACGACATCGCGTCCATCCCGGCCCGGACCGTCGAGCGCCTCACGGACCTCCTCGAGACGAACCTCACGCAGCCGCAGGGCTGGAGCCTGGACTCCGTGGTCGAGGATATGCAGGACGTCTGGCCGGGCGTCTCGGAGGACAAGCTGGAGACGGTCGCCCGGACGGAGACGGCGAGCGTCCTCAACGAGGCCCGCGAGCAGGGGTACGAGGACCTGCCGGGTGTCGAGGACGAACCCCGGTTCTACTGGCAAGGACCGGACGATAGCCGGACGACCGAGGCCTGCGAGGAGCTAAAAGACCGGACGAACCCGCAGTACGGCGGGACGCCCGTGCGGATGCCCGACCTCGTCCGTATCGAGGAGGACGTGCAGGCGAAATACTTCCCGGACCTCTCGTTCCGCCGCCACTGCCCCCACATCTCTTGCCGCCACACGTTCGTCCGCGCCCCGCCACAGGGGGGTGACGTCGACTGATGACCGAGAAGGGCGAGGACTACCCGTACGAGGATATCGACGGCGAGTGGTTACCGGGGCCGGTCCGGGTGTGGGTCCGGGACCTTACGTACAACGAGATTCACGCGATGGAGCTGGGGTTCGTCGGCTTCATGGCCGGTGCCGGCCTCCGCGCGGGGTTCACGGAGGCGGTCGCCGCGTTCACCATCGCGGTCGCCGGCCTCGCGTTCGGCCTCCGGAAAGCGCCGGACGACGCCCCCGTCGCCCAGCGCGTCATCAAACGGGAGCCGTACTACTTCCTCGTCGTCTACGTCCTGGCGGCGGCGCTCGTCCTCCTGACACCGCCGGTGGTGCTATAATGCCGGGCGGGAACCTCGCCGAGGAAATCGACTACTACCAGCGCGGCGCCCACCAGACGAACTCCGCGCTGGCGGTCGCCGACCGCCAGGGCCTGTTCAACCTCAAGGGCGACATTACACTCCCGACGCGGCAGGACCACGGCATCTACAACGTCCAGCGGCGGGCAAACGGCGGGACGATAGGCGTCGATGGGGAGACGTACCGGCTGGCGACCGACGACACACAGACCGGGAGTGTTGCCTCCCTGGAGACGGCCCAACTCGGCGTCTACCGCTCCGGCGTCTCCAACGAAATCGCCGCCGGCGTGTGGGTCGACCGGCGGCCGACCGGTGGGAACGGCGAAATTCGCATCGGGTACGGCATGGACGTGGAAGGTGACGGCATCTATCACGTCATCACGGCCGACGACTGGCGGGTGACGTTCGAGAACAAAAATCGGGAAGACGTGAACGTCTCCAAGGGCGCCGGCGACTGGCAGCGGGGGTACGTGACGGAGAAGCGCGACAGCAACGGCGACCTCCAGGGCCGCGTGTACGGCCTGGACCCACTCTCCGGCGGCAGTAAGAGCCGCGTGGCGTGGCGGCCCGGTGAGGGCTATATCTACGGTCTGACCATCGGCTGGTATGGGCCGCTCTCGACGCTCGCGTGGCTGGACGCGGTGGCGGACATCCGCGGCCGGTGGGCCCAACGCCGCATCCCACTGTTCCTCTACCGGCCCGTGGAGGACCCGGCCTTTACGGTGCCGAACCGGCCGATTCACGTCTCCGTTGATAACGGCACGAAACAGGAGGTCGTCGAGGCCCGCGTCGGCGGCCGGCAGTTCAGCGTGCAGGGCCACGTCGACCCGTCGCCGGAGCCGACGTATGCCTCCGCTTTGGACGTCTCGCTCCCGATGGACGGGACGGGCGTCGGCCCGAAGGACTGGTATCCGGTCGCGCTGTTCAAGCGAAAACCCGGCAACTCCGGCGCGGCGGTCGGCGTCGAGGACGTCTCCTTTAGTGCCCCGAACGAGTCGCTTGCGGTGCATAGCCGCGTCATCGAGCCGCAGTACCTCAGCGGGACCGAGTGGGACGCGCCGGACGACATCGCCGAACGGCAAACGGCCGTCACGTTCGACGTCAAGTCGGATACCAGCAGCCGCGTCGGCGTCGAGACGTGGACGGACGACAACGACGGCGGGAAGGTAAAGCCGCAGGGGATGGCCTACCGCGGCGACCACGTCGGGGGCGGCGGGCAGTTCGAGCCGACGACGGGCGACCTGTCGGGCGACCTCAGGTTCCCCGTCGTGCGGGAGGTCCCGACGGTCATCTTCGCCCGGACGCGGAGCGCGACGGGTGATAGCGTGGACGTGCTCCTCAAGGTGCAGGAGGTCGGTGCCTGAGTATGGAGTACGACGAGATAGTGAAGGCGATGGTCGAGGACGGTGCGCGGACGAAACGGCAGCGAGAGGTCGAATCGGCGTTCGGCCAGCGCCTCCCGGCCGTCCTCCGGGAGCTAGACGACAACTGCGGGAGCCGGAGCGAGGTCCTCCGCCGTATCAACAACGCGCTGGAGGCGAACGGGATTCAGCGGAAGGTGAGCCGGGGCACGTTGTATAATTGGTGTGACGACATGGTAGACGGGTGAGGACGGCCCGCGGCCGAGGTGCGCGCCGTATAGACCGGCGGGTGACGCGCGCTACGAGGTGTCTGTAGCGCGGTACTCTCGCTATATCTCCGTTCATGGCCCGGTGTAGCCGCGGCGCCCCCGGCCCGCTGGCTGTTTCCAGCGGGTCGTACTGCCCGTTCGCCGTCGGTAGAAGCGCTCTACCCTGTATCTTTCCACCGTGGAAACCTTTATATGGCTCCTGCCCTTTCACTGGAGTGTAGCAGGGAACCATGACGGACGACATCAACACCGAAGCCGACTTCCAGGGCGAACACACGACCGACCTCGGCGGCGAGGCCGTTACGGACCTCGTGGCACAGGTCGGCGAGAACGAGACGGACGCGGACGACGAGGACCCGGAGCTGGTCACGGACGGCGGCCAGCCGGTCGAGACGTTCCGGTTCCAGGACGAGGACGAGGCGGACGAGCCGGACCTCACGTTCACGGTCACGGACTCCTACGAGAACCGCTACGGCGACGTCAAGGCCGCGGTCGAGACGCCGGCGCCGTGGGATACCCCGGACGACGTCACGCCGGCGAACGAGGTCGTGAAGGCGCTCCCGTGGGGCGAGGACGACGCGGACGGCGACCGCGACGGCGCGCACTACACGTTCGACGAGGACCGGGAGGCGTGGACGCTCGACCAGGACTACCTCCGCGACCTGGCCGACCTGGCGGAGGACGCCGGCTACGAGTGGGAGGGCCGCGCCCGCGGTGAGGCCGAGGCGAACGAGGCGACGGCGGCGCAGGCACAGCTCCGCGCGCTCGCCGCAGCCGCCGAGGCAGGGGACTACATCCGGGCGACCTACGCGAAGAAGAACGGGAACGGCCGGAACACGTACGAGGGCGTCGTCGAGCGAGCGCAGGTCGGCGACGACCCGAGCGAGGACGAGGCCTGGGATACCCGCCGCCGCCGCACGCGGGAGACGGGCGTCATCTTCACGGACGAGGGCGGCAAGACGAAGCGCGTCCGGACGGACGACGACGGGACGCCCGCGCTCTACAGCGCCGGCTACCACCCGTTCATGGGTGAACTCGTCTCCGTCGACCTCGAGCAGTAGCCCGGCGACCCCCGACTTTTTCTTCCCGGCCGTCCTACGCGACCACGTCCGGCGCCACGCCGGACCATCGTCGGGTCAGCCTCGGCACGGACGGGGCTTTCCTCCCCGCCCGGCCCCCACACGCCGGCGATGTGGGCGGCGGCGAGTCACACGCGCCCCGCCTTCCCTACCCGTTCTCGCCTCCCCACCTACGTCCCGCGAGCCGGCCGGCTACGGCGCCGTGCGCGCGGCCCGCGGCCCGGTAGTAGTAGGGACCGTCAGTCCAACTGTCAGTTGTTAGCGGCCGCACAGCGACTGACACTCGACTACATATATCAGGGCGGAGCGCGAACGAGTATGACGTGACGTCTCAGGGCGAGCCGGTCGGCAAACCCATCGGTCCGTTCGAGGACCACGCAGCCTGCGTGGCGCACTTCGACGACGACCCGGCGGTCGACGACCCCGACGCGCTCTGCGGCTGGATGGAGGAACACAGTGAGGCGTCCGTCGTCGAGGAGTACCAGCCCGGCGAGGACGAGGTCCAGGCCCTCGTGGACGCCATGAACGACCCCGAGGCCGACACCGTCCTCACGGACCTCCAGGTCACCCACGTCAGCGGCGTCGGCGACCCGGCGCAGGACTCGCAGTGGGTGATGGCGAAGGACACCGCGGACCGGACCGGCGCGGACTGGGGTGTCAGCGCCCCCATCCTGTTCAAGAGCCGGTCGCCGCTCCCGAAGGCCGACGCCGACCCCGACGACGAGCAGCGGAAGGCGTGGGCGCCCGTCCTCATCCCGAACGAGACGGACAAGCAGGGCGACGTCATCCCCGCCGACGCCATCGAGAAGGCCGCCCACGTGTTCCTGAGCGAGTTCCGGAACATCGACACGGACCACAACCTCCTCGAGGGCAAGGGCGTCCCCATCGAGTCCTGGACGCTCAAGGAGGAATCCGCGTTCACGCTCCCGGACGGTAGCGAGTCACGGGAGTACCCCGAGGGCACGTGGATGCTCGGCGTGAAGTTCACCGAGGACACGTGGAAGCGCGTCCGCGAGGGCGACCTCAGCGGGTTCTCCATCTACGGCGAGGCGACCGAACACGCCGTGGATGAACTCCTCGGAACCGGCGGCGTAGACGTCTCCCGGATGGAGACGGTGGCGGAGTACCGCGCGACGGCGAAGGACGTAGACAACGACATGAGCGAGACGAACAACGAACCCCCTGCGGACGAGGGGACCGAGACTGATGCACCGGACGGCGACGGCGAGCCCGACGAGGGCGCGCCGGCGCTGAAGGAACTAGCGGAGACGATGGATGACGTCAACGAGACGGTCACGTCCATCGAGAAGAACCAGAACGACCACGCCGAGCGCCTCGACGCGCTGGAGGCCGAGGTCTACGAGAAGGACGATGACGACGACGGTGAGGACGACGCGCCGGACGTAGACCCGGAGAAGGTGGCCGAGCAGGCCGCCGAGGACGCGACCGCGGCGGCCACCGACGCCGCGGCGGACGCCGCGGAAGCGAAGGTCAAGTCCATGCTCGGCCTCGACGCCGAGGGCGACCTTCCCGAGGACCCCGACGAGCGCGCGGACGTCGTGCGGAAGCACATCCACGAGGTGTCCGACGACAGCAAGCCCGCGAACCCTGACGCCTGGTCGGAGGACGAGATTTCGGAGGTGATGAAGTAACATGGCATCCATCGTGAAGGACCACGACGCGAACCAGGTGAAAAGCACCCGCGGGAACATCAACAGCCGTGAGGCGCAGGTCGCCCACCGCCGGTCGTTCGGCGACTACGTGGAGACGGCCACGAAAGCGAGCGGGATGCCCGGCGACCAGGTCCCGTACTGGGACCCAATGGGCTTCCTTAACACCCGCGACGAAATCATCGAGGCTAAGAACCGGCTGTTCGACAAGTGGGAGACGGCGTTCCGCGAGTTCAACGACCTTGCCCGGCAGGGCGTCCCGCTCCAGGAGGCCGCCAAGCAGGTCACGAAGTCGGTGGACCGCACGAGCTACTCGCTCCCCATCTACTTCACGCCGGACGTCTTCCTCACGGACGAGGAGTCGCTCCCGCTGGCGGATATGCTCGCACGGACCGCCGTCCAGGCGGACACCGTCAAGGTGGACGAAATCACGGACGTCGGCGCGGCCTCGACCTACAACGAGGGCGCGGACTGGCCGGAGAACGACGACACGTACAATACGCTCTCGTACGACGTCGTGGCCTACGGCCGGCGGAACGAGGTCACGGACTTCGTCCAGCTCGCCGCGAACTCACTCCGCTCGACGCGGGCGCTCACGGAGGACCAGCAGGTCTCCGCCATCCGCCGGTACGAGGAGCGGCAAATCATCCAGGGCAAAGGGAACGTCGACGTCGACGTCTCGGCCCACGACTCCGGCGGGTGGGACGGCCTCACCGACCACGCCAGCAGTAGCGGGACGACCGGCGACAAGGCCGGCGGGACCATCACCCGCGGCGACGTCCGGGACGCCATCCGCGACCTCCGCCGGAAGGGCGCGAGTCGGGACGACATCGTCCACGTCACGGACCACAAGACGTTCCAGGACCTGATGGAGGACGTCCAGGACTTCACCCGGTACGAGAGCCCGAGCGAGGAGCTGTCGTTCGGCTTCCAGAGCCTGAAGATAGACGGGACGATGGTGCTGGAGTCCCACGGGTCGCCGAACACGAGCGGCGAACGGCTGTTCACGTCCTTCGACGCGAGCGCGCACTACATGGCGATGCTCCAGGACGTGACGATGCACCCGCTCGCCCGGGACTCACCGACCGAAAACTTCGCCGTGGACGCCTACGGCGTCTTCGTCTCGGAGTCCCCGACCCGGACGCACGCCTACCACAACTGCGCCTGAACCATGCCCGGAGACACCACCCTCTCGCGGTCCGGCGCGGCCTCCCCCGGCCTCTCGGGGCGGGCCTACTGCACGACCGTCACGCTATCGAGCGGGAGCGCCTCGCTCACGTTCAGTGACGTGGACGGCATCACGGGCCTCAGCACCGAACCCTACGTGTTCGTGACCGGCCCCACCGGCTCGGAGTTCGTCACGAGCAAGGGCACGACGCAGTGTACCATCAACGGGGACACGTCGGACGACGTGGAGTGCATCATCGTCGTCCCGGACGAGTAACCCCCGGCCGCAGATACCCTTATTATCGCCCGGCGAGACGGACCGGGTAGAGCCACCGGATGACCTCCGTACTTCAGGACACCGGCCTCCGCTACGCCACGGCCGCCGACGTGGAGGCGTACATCCGGAACAAGTCCTTCGACGCGACCTCCGACCCGACGAAGGCGACCGTCGAGCAGCTACTCGACGAGGTAAGCGAGCAAATCGACCGCCAGACGGGGCGGGCGTGGCGCGAGCGCAAGGTTACGGACCGGACGTTCACGGTCGAGTTCGACAACACGACGTCGGACGCCTTCGCCCGCCGCCGGCGGCGGTCCAGCCGCCACGGTCTCGTCCGGCAGGCCGCGCTCTGGGGCAAGGTGTTCCTCCCGCACATGAACGTCTCGACGGTGGATGTCATCACGGTCATCCAGCCCGACGCGACGTCGGATATTACGAGCGAGGGGCCGGGCCGGACCGGCGACGATACGTGGTATCTCGACGGCCGGAAGGGTGTTCTCGAAATCGACGCCGGCGAGTTTCTCTACGGCCCCATCCGCGGGACGGGTACCGTCCCCGACCCGCGCGTGGAGGTGACGTACCGCTACGGGCAGACGAGCGCCGACGCCGACAGCGACAGCGTCCCGGACGAGGTGCCGCGGGACATTCGCCGCGCCTGCGGGATGCTCGTGGCGGCCGACCTCACGGATACGGACGCCTACGGGAGCGTCGTCGCGTCCGGCCCGGAGAACACGCCCGACCAGACGAGCGCCGCCGCCAACCTCCGCGAGGAGGCGACTAGCGTTATCGACCGCTACCGGCAGGGGCCGGTGTTGTGACGATGGCCGGGGAGGTCACGACCCGCGTCGGCTCCGGGGAGGACGCCCGCGAGGCCAGCGAGGTCATCGCCGCCGCGGAAGGGGCGGCGGTCATCAACTACTCGACGTCGTACGCGACCTACGTCGAGTTCGATACCGCCTATAGCGCACCGCCGCCGTTCGAGCCGATTCACGACTGGGTCCAGCGCAAGTGGCCCGACCTCGATAGCGGCCTCAAGGCGGCCGGCGACGGCGAGACGGAGCGGGTTGCCCACATCATCCGGTACGCCATCGCCGAGAACGGTATCGACGGCGTGTTCTTCGGAAACCGCGCGCTCACCAAGATGGAGAGCCGCGCCCCGTCGGTCGCCGCGACCGTCGCCGACAGCGACATGGGCGGCGCGGAGGCGCGAGAGGCGCTGCTCGGGGAGCTGGCGAACGTCGGCTTCGCGGAGAGCCAGCGCATCATCAGCGAGGAGGCGACCGACACGGGGAACCTACTCCAGAGCGGGTCCATCGAGTGGTACGACGACCCCGAGGACGTCCCGGACGGTGACGGATAGTGCCCATCAGCGGCCTGAACTGGGATGTGGCGACGCTCACGCGGGACTTCATCGACACGAACTGGGACAGTCTCACCGACTCCACCGGCGCGGCGAAGCCGGCGAACATCGACCTCCAGCAGGACCGGAAGGGCGTCGATTACACGAACGAGTACGTCCTCGTCTCCGAGACGAGTACCCGGACCGAGGAGTGGGTGGACGGCCCGCGGGACGTCAAGAGCGGCACGGCGTCGGCGTTCGTGGAGGTCGCTACGCCGCAGAGCCGCACCCGCCTGGATGAGTTGTGGTCGGAGTTAGTGGTCCTCGCCGAGGCGGCCCGGAAGCGCAGCGCCACGCCCGGCACGCCCGGCGACTGGGATACGGTAGATACGGACGCCGTGACCATCCCTGACGATGCGTTCAATTGGTGGGCGATGGAAATGGAGTGGCGGTACGAGGTGCAGAGCCGTACAACGTAACCATGCTCCGAGCAACCCGCAGCACGATACTGTACCGCGTGCCGACCGACGAGGACAACGACGGCTGGCCGCTCACCGAGGGTCGGCGGCGCCTCCGCCGGCGCCTCCGCGTCGGCGGGGACGGCGAGGCCGAGACGTTCAGCCTGCGCGGGCGGCTCCCCGAGGAGTTCGCCACGTCCGAGACGCCACAACACAAGGCCCGCCGGGCAGCGGCACTGGAGCAGGCGCTCGCCGAGGCCTACGCGGGCCTGGAGTACGTTGAGGCCGGCGAGGACGAGGCCGGCGATGGGACTATTACGTCGGAGGGCGAGGAGTGAGCTAACGGATGAGCGACCCATACAAGGGAGAGGATACTTCTCTGGTCGTGGGGAATGAGTCCACGCAGGGAACGACCGTCACCCCGACGCGCGTCCTGGGGAAGGTCAAGGAGGAAGCGACACCGCCGGACCCCGAGCAGGACTGGATGGTCACGCGCGTCATCGGCGGTGACCGGGAGCCGTTCCAGAAACATCAGGGCCAGCGGACCTACCAGGGCGGCGACATCCCGGTCGTGGTATACGACGGGGCGCCCATCGCGTACCTGCTCGGCGACGAGTCCTTCGACGACACGACGACGCCGAACACGCATACGCTCACCGCGAAGCAGGACGGGAAGCCGGCCTCCCAGACGATGGAGGTCACGTACTACGGCCGCGGCGGCGGGTCTGACTTCGTCCGCACGTTCGCCGGCGCGACCGTCGAGAGCGGCGAACTCACGATGAATAACGACGACGAACTGACCTGTGCGCTCACGTACTGGGCGCTCGGCGTCTCCACGGGGAGTAGCCCCACCGCCGGCATCAGCGTGGCCGACCGGGACCCGTGGCTGTTCTCGGACGCGAACAGCAAACTCACGCTGTTCGGCACGGACTTCGCACGCTTCCAGGACTTCACGCTCTCGGTCGAAAACAACCTCCAGGAGGGTCGGTACATCGCACCGGACGCCGACCACCCGAGCGGGGACGCGAAGGACCCGTACGAACTCACCTACGGCAACGCCGACTACGAGCTGAGCGCGACCATCACGGTTAACGACGCGAGCCTCTACAACGAACTCCTCTCCCCGACCGCCGGCGGGTTCGACGCCACGATGTCGTTCGCCCGGTCGAACGGCGATACCGTAGACATCACGGCGTCCGGGTGCAATATCGGCGACGGTGACCACGCGATACCGGCGGATAGCGAGAAGGCCGAGGTCGAGACGACGATGACGCCGGAGAGTCTCACCGTTACCGTAACCGACAGTAACTCCAGCCAGGGCTACCTGGCGTAACGTAATGGCCGACCAGCTCCACGACACGACGACGCCGACCGCGACCGACCTTCCGGACGCCGCCCTGGCGCGGCTGCCGGACCACCTCGACCCCGCGGACCTCCAGATGGCCGAGGACGCGATGGACGGTACGGTCTCGGGGTCGGACACCTACCAGGAGACCATCGTGGATGAACAGACCGGCGACGTCTACCTGCTCACGTTCCAGGACGTGTCGTGGAGTGAGAAGAACGATACGTTTAGCAACGCCCTCACGCGGACGCCGGACGGGGAGGGGAAACTGGACTTCGCGCAGTATTACCGGGAGATAGCGATGGCGAAACTCGTCGCGGTCGAGCCGGAGCCGGACAACCTGCGGGTGTGGCTCCAGGGCCTCAACTCCCGACTCGGCTCCCAGCTCGAGCGCCACCTGCCGGAGCCGGTCGAGGACCTGGAGGACCAGCGCGAGGAAAACTGAGACAGGCGGTCCGGCGGAGTACGGTCGAGGACCCGGCCGTCCTCCAGCACGTCCCGGCGGCCGTCGAGCTAGTCCTCGTGAAGGACGCCGGCTACGGCCTCGACGCCATCCGGGGCTACGAGGAGACGCACACGGCCGTCTACCCGCCACACCCCATAGCGGCCGCTGCCGGCCGCTGTGTGGAGCCGCGCGTCCGCCGAGGGGTAGGCATCAGCCTCGTACTCATCCTCCTGTACGCGGCGTACACGGGCGCTGTGGCCGGGGTGGTCCTCGCACTCGCCGGCATCGTCCTGTGTTACGCCGCGGGAGCCGTACGGACCGGGCCGCGTGAGGTCACGACGACCGTCCACCGGGCCGGGATGGATGCGGAGGAAGTATTATCTCGCCTCGTCCAGCACGATGAACACGAACGGATGAAGAACGAGGACGCGGAAGCGCAGGCGCGGAAAGCCCGCCGGCAGGAGGACCTGTAATGCCGAGTATCGGGAGTATCTGGTGGTCAGCCGAAATCCGGCAGGCCGAGGCGGCCGCGGGGAAGGCAAACGACCTCCAGGAGGGGCTGGACGAGACGGCGGCCTCCGCGGACCGGGCGAACGACGCCATGAACGACACGTCGAAATCCGCAAAGGCGTCCGGCGACAGCATGGAGCGGTCGCGCGGGAAGGCCGGCCGCCTCAAGGGCACGATGGGCCTCCTCACGTCCTCGCTGTTCTTCTTCACACCGGTCCAGGCGGCGGCGACGGCCGCGACGAAGGCCTACGCGGTCGCGGCGACACTCGCGGCCGGGGCGACGAAGGCCTACGCGCTCTCGGTCGCCGCGCTCTCCTCGGTCCTCACCGCGCCGGTCGTCCTCGCGGCGGCCGTCCTCACGGCCGTCGCAGCGGTCGGACTCCTGGGGAGCGAACTCCTGGGCCTGACGAACGTCACGCCCGTCGCGGAAGCGGAGGCCGCCACGATGAGCGCAGCGTTCGCCGACATGGCGTTCCTTATCGGCGGGCCGCTGGTCGGCTACCTCAGCGCGGCGTTCTCAGCCCTCACCGGGGACTTCGCGGGCGCCAAGCAGAAGTTCGTGAACACGAGCGTCGAGTGGACCAAGGCCGCCGCGCGGTTCGCGGCCCGCGTCCAGGCCGGACTCAAGGCGTTCGGCGTCTCCATCAAGACCGGCGTCCGGGCGACGATAGCGGCGATTGACTACGCCTGGCGCGCCGGCTGGAACGCCCTCGCCGGCTGGACCGTCGGTATCATTAACGACATCAACCAGTCCATTACGGACGGAATACAGGGGGCCGTGAACGCCGCTATCGGGGCGCTCAACAGCCTCATCGAGAAGGCGAACAGGGTCCCGACGGTCGATATCGGCACGGTCGGGCGGGTCGACATGGCCGCGCCGCAACTGGCGGCCGACGCCGGGCAGGTGGCGAACGAGTCCCTCCAGAGCCGGATTCAGGGTGTGCGGGACAAGGGCCGGCAGGAGTTAGCACAAATCAGCGCGACCGGCCAGGCGCAACTCGAGCGGTTCTCCGCGGATACCATCGGTGGTGACCGCGCGACGGCCGGGGCGGGCGGCGGCGGCGTCTCGGAGCTGACCCGGCCGAGTCAGGGACCGCAGGTCGAGCGGACGGCGCAGACGGTGAACCAGGACGTCTCCGTCGAAATCGGCGACCAGTCGATGGACCTCTCGAACATGAGCCGCTCGGACCGGCAGGACCTGGCGGACCGCATCGCCGACCAGTTCGGGGACGAAATCGAGGCGCAGGTGACGAAATAGCACATGACCACGACCGGCCTCACGCTCGTCAAGAACGACGGGTCGGAGACGTTCACGCTCAAGGCGACGGACGTCAAGTCGACCGTGAGCATGGGCGTCGTGACGAAGGCGCTCCTCGGCGGCGCGGCCTCCCTGTCCGGCGGCGACCCGGTGTTGTCGAAGGAGACGTACGAACTCAACGGCGTCATCAAGGACGTGGACGCCGCCGACTACCCGAACGCGGGGACGTACAGCGACGACGACCTCGGGATGGCCGAGGAGTTACAGCGGGCGGCGAAGGAGTGGCAGCCGACCGTCCAGGACGGGCTGAACGTGATGCGCTACGACCGGGGCGCGACGCTCCGCGGCGGCATCGACGGCCTCCTGACCGAGGTCGCCGTGACGGAGGACCGGAGCGCCGACAAGCCGCGGGACTACACGTTTACTATCGAGTGGACGCACTACGACGTCTACACGGGGTAAGACGGGATGGCAAGTTGGACCGTGACCGTCGACGGGACGGCCCTGGAGGCGGTGAGCGCGGTCGAGCCGGTGTCGGGTGACGAGAGTCGCCTCGGGACCTGCAAGGTCGAGGCCGGGAACACGGCCGCGAACCGGACCGTCTCGTCGGGTGACGACGCCGTGGTCACGCGGAACGGTGTCACGGAGTTCGACGGGAAGGTCACGAAGGCCCCGACGAGTGGGGCGACCGCCGAGCAACTCACGTTCACCATCGCGGACAACCGGGTCGTCCTCCGGTATATCCAGGTCCACCGGCCGTTCTACCGGATGGACACCGGGGAGATTATCCAGCAGGCGGTGCGGAACGAGTCGAAGGTTCGGTCGCCCGAGTTTATCCACCGGGCCAGCGGCCTCTCGGACTGGTCATCGGACACGCCGGAGTTCGAGCTGCTGGACTCGGACGACAAGCGCGTCCAGGAGTACGGAAGTAACGTCGTGTTCGCCGGCTGGGCCGGCGGGACGTCCGGCGACTATACGGTGTCCTACGACGCAGTCCCGGACGACGCCATCCCGGGCGACGGCCAAATCATCCGGCTGACCACCCGGATGCTCGTGAACAACCGGGGCGACCAAATCGCCTGCGAGGTCGACCTCCGGGATAACGCCGGGAACAACTACATCTGGACGCCGGAGCGGCTCGACACGAACTTCCGGGAGTATACCTTCGCCGCCGAGGACGCCGCCGCCACGGCGACCATCGGCAGCGCAAACGACTCGAACGGAACGCTGGAGTACCGCTTCCGGCTGAAGGGCGCGCTCCCCGAACCCCGCGCGGTCGGGATAGACATGGCGCAGACGCTCCCGTTCGTCACACAACCGCGGGTCCCCGAGGTCACGGTCAATAACGTGCAGAATACGGGGACCGTCATCACGCGGCGGTTCGACGAGGACGTCATGCAGATGCTCGCCACCCTGGGCGAGGAGGACGGCTACGACTCGTGGGTGGACGGCAACGACGACCTCCACTACGAGCCGGCCGGCGGCCGGACCGCCGCCGAATCTATCACCGACAGCTCGCCCGTGACGGACTACGAGTTCGACCGGGACTACGACCGTATCGTCAACAAGGTCGTCGTGCAGGGCTCGGGCGATATCCAGGTCACGGCCGCCGATAACGCCTCCATCGAGTTTTACGGGATTAGTGAGCGGGAGGAACAGCTCGTGGACCGGGAGATTCAGACGCAGGCGGAGGCCGATACCCGCGCCCGGGAGTTTCTGGCCGAGAACGCCTGGCACGACACCGCGATTATGTTCGAGGTGGCCGACATCAGCTACGCCGACGTGAACATCGGGGAGGCGATGCGGGTGCAGTGGAGTCCGGAGAACGTGGAGGACATCTACAACGTCTCGAAAACGGAAGTCGTGGACCGGTCGTACGTGAAGCTGCACTATACGGGCTATACGGGTGACGCCTGATGGAGGCCGAGGAGAAGCTGGTCTGGCTCGGGATTAAGACGAACGCGGCGAAGGTCAACGACCTGGCCGCGGACACGAGCCAGCTCCAGGAGACGGTCGGGGACTGGGCGGCGTTTCAGGACCTCGTGCGGAACCAGACGGACTCCTATTCGGCGTTGAAATCGGAGCTAGTGAACACCCACGGGTGGAGTAGCGACGACGCCGACGCCTTCATCGCCCGGCTACAGAACGAGTTCAGTGATTACAACGACGTGCAGAGTAGCGTCGGGGGGTACGACTCGTACGCGGAGTTACAGTCGCAGTTCGACAGCGCCAGCACGTTCTCGGCGGACAGCGAGACGGAAAGCGGGCAGCCGGCGGCGGGGATTCGGATTCACGAATCCGCCGGCGTCTCCTACTCGGGCGTGGACGTCCCGGCCGGGACGACTGAGGTGTTCGGGTCCCGTATCGAGTTCAGTAGTCAGGACCCGGTTCGCGGCTCCCAGGACCCGGTAACGTATGCGAACCTATCGACCGATGACGCGGATAACGTGGTGAACGTCGGCGAGTCTATCACGTTCTCGGCGGACGTCACGAACCCGAACGGGTTCCAGGTAGAGGCCGAGGTGCCGTTACTCGAGGACGGCTCGGTACTCAGCGCTAGCACTATCACGTTGAGCGCGAACGGAACCCGGACGGTCTCGTTCACGGTCACGAAGCAAAAGTACGTGTGCTACGACTACGCCATCGGGGATACCGGCACGGCGACGGCGTGCTGGAAGTCGTCGAACCTCCAGTAATCCATGCCCCGAATCCAGGACCAGGTCGCCGCAAACCGCCGGGACGTCGAGCGTATCGACGGCCGGTTCGTGTTCGTGCCGGACCGGCGGGACGAGAACCTCACGTTCGGGCGTAACGAGGTCCGGGTCGACGTCGAAGTCGCGGTCTACACCCGGCCGCTCGACGACTCGCTCATCTCCGGCCACCCCGACGCGACCCACGGCTCCGGCCGGGGTGTGGCGGGCGACGTGCGCGGCGACTGGACGCTCCAGACGGACGCGGAAGCCTCCGCGGACTGGACGCGGGACGGCCGGAACGCCGTCCGGGACAGCCTCGCCGGGGAGCCGGGCGCCGGGGACGCGATAGCGGTCGGGACGGACAGTACCGGCGCCTCGCCCGACGACACGGCGCTCGGCGCGGAGACGGGCCGCGCGCCCGCCTACGGCGTCCGGTCGACGGAGGCGCACAACGCCGTTCGCTTCCGGAGCAACTTCCTGTTCGCGGGTCACGGCGAGAGTGGCCTGGACCCGGTGGAGGTCGGCCTGTTCGACACGACCGGCCGGCTGATGGGCCGGGTCACGACGGCCGCCGTCCCGGTCGGGCCGTCCGAGGAGGTCCGCGTGGACCTGACGGCCACCATTGACGGCGGCGGCAACGGCGCCAGCGTCGTGACGGAAGGGGGGGAGACGGCCGTCGCCACGTCACTCCAGCTCCCGTCCGTCACGGTCGGGCTGGACGAAATCGCTTGGGGAACGGGGACGACCGACCCGATGAAGACCGATACGGCGCTCGATACCGAGGTCTACCGGACGACGTGTGAGCGGCGGACCGCGCTGGAGGTCGTCACCGTCACCGCGCCGCAGTTCGAGACCGAGCCGTCCGGCCAGCCATACGACTACACGGAGGTCGGCGTGTTCGACAACGACGGGCGGCTCGTCTGGCGGACTACCATGGACCCGTTCGAGAAGGACGACACGGTCCGGTTCACGACCTCAATCGGGTTCAAGATAACGTAGCGGTCGCGTGCGACCCGGTTTCCCCGACGGTACCTCCGGGGGTAACGTCCACGTGAGCCGGTCCAGTCGAGGGTCAGAACCGTTCCGAATCGACGGACATGGTGACGTTCCAGGCGAGAATCGAGTAGGCCGCCATTAGGACGGCGGCGACGAGTAACGCCGCCGAGAACAGGACGGTCACGATGGTCGGCGGCCAGGTGACTATCAATGGAGCGAGGGCAACGGCGATGAGACCGACGATGAGGCCGCCCATGAGGGAGCGAGCGAGGAGACTACCCATTGCTACGGGTACGGGTCTCACACGGGAGTACGTTCGGGTCCGCCGGCCGGGAGCCGGAACGGCGGCCGCCCGCCTACGCAGGCGTCCGCGCTACGGGCGGAGAACGCCCGCTATGCCGCTCGGTTTACCCGCCCGTGGCGTTACCCATCCCGCCCAACGACCGTCACAGACGGCCCCTCACCGGCCTGCCAGGAGACGGCGCCCTGCTCCCGGAGCGCGGCGAGCGAGGCGGCGTCCAGGTGGACCTCGATGGTCGTGGCCTGCGGCGTGGAGACCAGGATACCGCGGTTGTTCAGCTTCCGAACGGTGGTGTGTCGGCCGTCCTGCTCCCACCCGATTTCGGTCCGGCCGCGCAGGCTCTCTAGCTCCCGGGGGCCGAGGACGACGCCGACGGCCCGCGGCTCCGAGTCGCCCATCCGCACAACCGTCGCGGTATCGGCCGGGAGGTCGCTGGGCGTGAAGCCGACCTCAGCCACCGCCGTCGGCCCTCCGTTTCGCCTGCTCGTAGGCGTCCTCGTCCAGCGTCCCGTCCTCGACGCCCTCCCGTATCTGCTCCAAATTACGCTGCGCGTGACTGCTCCGGTCCGCCGTCTCCCCCCCACGTAGCTGCGCCGGTTCCGGGTCCCACTCGTCCGTCTCACCCTCCAGACCGTGCGGCGCGTCACCACGCAGTTGTTGAGCCGCCGTTATCCGCGCGGCGCAGTCGGCGCACCGGTCCCGGAGGTCGGCGATGCTCTCCGCCGGGTCCACCGTGCCCACGTCCACCTCGTCCTCGTAGGCGAGCGGGCTGTCGTGCGTGTAGCCCCGCCGCTCCAGCTCCGCCGCTAGCGCCTCATGGCGCTCCGAGAGGCGGGCCGTCTCGACCTGCCCCCGCTCGGCGTGCCCCCGGACGATGGCCTCGCCATGCTCGTGATTCGATAGCGTCCCCGCGACCTGATGCAGCTCCGTATGCTCGCCGAGGAGGTGGTCACGGCAGAGGACGCGGGGGTGGAGCATCCACATCCGCGTCATCGGTGGACCTCCAGGTCGACTATCTGCCGGTGCGCGGTCGGGCCATCCGCCGGAACGGTAAGCCCGTCGAGGCGGTGTGCGTGAGTGTCCGCGAGCCGCTCCCGTTCCGCCTGCGTCAGGAGGAGGACCACCTCGTCCCGGTGAAGGCGCTCCGGCGGGCACTCGTCGAGGATGAACTGAACGCCCTCCTCGACGTGACAGGTCCCGTCGAGGCCGGAGCGGTGAAAGATACGGCAGTCCGCCTCGATGATGTGGCCCTCGGCGCCGCGGAGGTCCGTCATAGGGTGACCTCCGTCCACCCGAACGTGGCGTAGAAGTACGTCGTGCCGTCTACCCGGATGATGTCCCCGGCGGAGACGGAGGCGGCGCGGTGTTCCTGGTTCGCCTGCCGGAACGCCGCGGACTCCCGCCCGGAGCCGTTATTCCACTGCTCGAACGTCTTCTGGAGCGCCGCCTCCTCGTCCGCGGCCGCTATCGTGTCGCCGCCCGCCAGGGAGTAGAGGCGCGTGAAGTCGCTGTGGTCCAGGTCCTTCTCGTCGATAAAGAAGCCGCCGAGTGCCGCCAGGTCGCGGAGGTCGTGGCAGATGGTCCTAAAGCCGGGCTTCGGTTCCGTCCCGCCCGCCGTAAGGTACTGGCTGAGGTCCCGGGGCTGATAGACCTCTACCGTGTACGTATCCGCCGCCTGCTCGTCTGCGGGCTGACCGTCCGCCCCATCCCTGTCCGTTTCCGGGGCGCAACGCTCACAGAACGTCTCGGTCGTCTCCGTAGAGCAGTTAAGGCACGTCGTGAAGGCGTCCCGGCGCCCGTCGTCCGCCTCGGTTTTAGTCTGTGCGTGCGTCGTGGTGTGGTTCAGTCCGGCCATCGTGGTTCCCTGCTACGTCCGGGTAGACGCACCCGATGAGTATAAAGGTTTCCCTGATGAAAACTACTGCCTATTCAGATGTTCTGAGTCACCTCCGCCCCGCTCCGACCACTATCGGGATTTCAGCGGCCGGCCGGATACACGGGCAGACCGGCTACCCACCCGGCCAGCACCCAACTACCGCGTTGTGAACGACCGGCTCCGGCCTGCTCCGACTCGTCTATACGGCGCGCACTCCGCACGGCGGCATGACTAAGGCGCTCCGCCTCGTCCGTCCGGCGAATGCCGACCGCCGACGCCTACGAATGGCCCCAGGGCCAGCCGCTGTTCGAAACCATGTGGCGGTCAGTAACGGAGTCCCTCGCCGGCAACGGCATCGTCGCCACCGGCGACTTCGAGGTTACCGCCACCCAGAACGCGATGGAGATACAGGTCGCCGCCGGGACCTACTTCGCCAGCGACTCCGAATACACCCTCGGCACCGCCGACACCCACACCCTCACGGCCGGCGACGGGAGCCACGACCGCTGGGACACCGTCTGGTTCGACACCGGCACCGCCGCCTCCGGCGTCACCGAGGGCACCGCCCAGGCCGACCCCGAGCCGCCGGACGTGACCGGCGACCAGGAGCCGCTCGCGTTCGTCTACGTCCCGCAGAACGCCACCGACGTCCCCGATAGCGACGTCCTCAACTGGCGCGCCCAATTCAGTAACGAGGCCGAGGAAGTCCACTACGATGACAGCACGGGGACCTACGGCGTCTCGAACGTCGACGCCGCGCTGGACGACCTCCAGGAGGCCGCCCAAATCAGCGCGTACCCGCTCGCTATCGGCGACCTCGCCAGCCCCTACGCTCCGGCGAGCATCGCGAACGTCAACGGCTACCCGTTCCAAAACGGCGACCTCGCAAACGATACCATCACCGCGAACGCCGGCACCGGCCTCACGACCACGAACGCGGCCATCGGCCTCGGGGGGAGCGCCACCATCTCGGTCGATACGATTACGAGCAGCGAGATAACGGACGGCACCATCCTCGACGCCGATATCTCCGGCACCACTACCATCGCTCGTGGGAAACTCGACGACGAACGAGCAACTGCGTCCGTCTCTACGAACACGACCACGAGCGGCGAAGAAGTCCTCCTCGTAGACACCACCGGCGGGGCCGTGACCATCACGCTCGCCAGCGCCGATTTAGCGACCGGGAACGTCGTCACCGTCGTGGATATCGGGGGCGCTGCCGCCTCGAACGCCATCACCGTCGATACCGAGGGCGGGGAGGGAATCGACGGTGGGGCCACCACGACGGTCGGTTCGGACTATGGCGCCACCGTCGTCGTCGGGGACGCCGGCAGCGGTCAATGGTACACCTCGGGCGGCGGCGGGTCCGGGTCCGGCGTCACGAACGAAACCATCGTGGCGGACGACAGCGGGAGTGTGGCTGCGGGGAACTTCGGGACCGTTTACCTAACCGAGGTGCTGGACGGCGGGACGATTGAGGTCACGCAGGCGTACCTCACACTCGCGGACGGCCAGCCCGCACCCTCTGGCTGCGACCTCACCATCGCTACCTTAGCAGGCGACGGGACCGGGACGAGCCAAACCACGCTCATCTCGGGTGACGGCTCCACGGTGTACGACGACGAGACGGGGGAGCCGCTCGGCTCGTACGCGAACACCACCGGAGCCGCCCAAACGGTCGCCATCGGTGTAGACAACGGCAACTTCAACGCCGGGTCCGGGTCGTCGCAGGACATTGCCGCCGGCGGCATCGGAGAGGTCATCTGATGGGGATAGAGTCGCTCGGGGATATCGCCAATGTGTTGTTCTCGCAAACAATTACGTGGGAGACGGCCACGGACTGGGATAACGCGGTCAGTGACGCCGGGGTTGTTCACGAAGGCTACCTCGGCCGGCAGGCAAACCGTATCGAGCTTGGGTACCCGAGCGTCGACCGGGGCGGGACCAGCCTCCTGGCCTTCTGGCCGCTCACAGAGACCAGCGGGACTACCTTCGTAGAACAGGCCAACGCGCACGACCTCTCGGTCTCTGGAGTCGCGCTCAATAACACCACTGGCCCGTTCGGCCAGCCGGCCGCAACCTGGGACGGGGCGGACGACTACGCCCGAATATCCAGCACCGGTTCATGGCTCCCCACGGACGGAATCACCTTCTCCTGGTGGCAGCAGGTGGATGGAAACGACACCAACCATCGGTCGGTAGTGTTCTGGAAATCCGGCTCGGGGAACCGAATCAACGTTCACGCACCCTGGGACAGCTACGACACCCTGTTTTGGGACTGGGGCGACCTCAACGGCGGGGGTCGGCTTACGACCGGCTGGGATACGGCCTGGACTAACAGTTGGATACACGTCGCGGTTACCAGCAGTACCTCGAACGGGCAACAAATATTCGTAAACGGGACACCCGCCCAAAACACCGACTCCGACGGTGACGCACTCGACAACACAGTGACTGCCGACTTCGACGTCGGGAAATACGGCCAACGTTCGGACGGGAGCTTCCCTGGAGAAATCGCTCAACTCCGGTTCTACGACCGAGTGCTGTCATCGAGCGAGGTTCAGGCGCTGTATGATACCGGCTCGGGCGGGAACCTGACCACTGCCAGTAAGTCCTTCTCAACTGCCGTGAAGCCGGACCTACAGGACTTAGTCTACTCGCTCAACGGCCAGTCTATTACCCTGGACGTGATTGGGTCCCCGGCGACCGCCAGCGAGGAAACCGTTTCCCAATCACTCGGCGGGTCCGCCTCCTACTCCCTCACCTGGAGTAATAGCCACACGGACTTTCGAGTGAAACCGAAACTCTCGACGACGGATACGACCACGGCGCCGACCGTGAACGCCATCACGTTATCGACGTAACTATGGCTGAGAGTGACTACGTGTTTCTGTCGGGCGACCCGTTAGACGTCGGGCAACATGGGGAGACGGACTATGTGTTTCACTCTGGGGACCCTGTTCCGAACGACGGTAAGTCCTCCTACGTATTCGAGTCGGGGACCGGTATCGGGTCGAATCTCTATCCGATAGAGACGCTAAACCTCAGACATGACGCTGATGCGGGGGGTGGCGAGAAACTAATCCATTATGACGACTACGAGATACTGGAGGACGGCGACGTAAAGGTAGATGAGAGTTTCGAGCGGACAACCCCGTTTTCCTCGTGGAACAAGGTAACAACCGCGACGGATACTACTATCTCCCAATCTTCTAAACACGCGAACGAGGGGTCGGAGTCCGCCCGCATGGAGGTACAGTTTACGGGGACCTCGACGACGTGGTACCGGGACCTCGACGCGGAGGGCGAACCAATAAGTGCGACAGTTTCCGCCGGCCCCTATCGCGTAGCGTTTTATATAGAACAGGAAGCTGTCGGTGACACGTTCGCGGGGTTTGGAGACTCTAGCGGGGACACTGTCTTTCAAGTCGTTCCACAACGAGAGGCGATTCCGGGTGACCCCGTCGCTATACAGACGAATAGCGGGTCTACGGCGGGTATAGATACGGGACACGTCGCGGATATCGGAGTGTGGTATGTAATGGAGTGGGATAATGTGGACTTCGTTGCTGGGGAGTTTGACTGGACGCTGTACCGGGCAGGGTCCGCCGTCGCGTCCGGGTCGGGCGGGTTTACCGGAACGGAGTAACGGCGAAAGGTAGTAGGAGACAGGGGGCAAACCAGGCGTATAGATGATTCAACGACTCGTCCGTGTCCTCCGCTCGCTCCTCACACGCACCACCACCGAACCCGACCAGCGGGAGGCCAGCCAACAGAACGACACCGACGCCGGGCCTGACCCCCCGACAGACGACTCGGGCGAGGAGCGCGGTGGCGCGGACACGCAGGTCGTTAAGACGCCGGACGAGGACCCACGCGATACCGACACGGAGAACGAAGAACCGGACGCGGACGTGAACCGGAGTAGCGAGGAGACGTCGAACGTAGCGTGGCCGCCGTTCATCGGGGTGTCCGACGCGACTCCGTGGCCCGACCCACCGGACGACCCCAAAAACACCATCGAAATCCGCCTGTACTGGCCTGAGGAGGAGCCGTGGGTCGAGCGGGCGTGCCATCAAGCGCGGAAGTTCGTAGAATACGCGCTGTTGGCCTCGTTCACGTCCGAGGGATACGACGCCGACGTCGTGGTCCATTCCGACCCGATTCCGGCGGGGATGGATTACGACGAGTTCGGGTCCTGGTACTGGTCGAACGACGAGATGGCGAAGGATGCGAACGTCGCGCTGAAGGCCTACGGCTCGGTGTACGGCGCGGGCGTCGGCTATGGCTGCTGGGTGCAACCGGGGTTCTTCGAGGGGTGGGGCCGCGACCCGAGCGACCCGATTCGGAACGTCGGGGGGACCGGCGATTTCTCGGGCCCGACGGCCGGCATCACCACAATACTCCACGAAATCGGGCATTGCCTGGGCTACGAGCATCTGGACCGGGTGGGGAACGAGGTCGTGAAGTGGGGGGAGGATAGGACGACGCCGATGAACGCCGGCTACGATAATGTGACGAGGACGCGGTACGTCTACGAGTTCCATCCGAACCTCTCACAGCCGAAGGTCCAACCGCCGGAGGGCGGATAGTTGCTCCAGTCCGTCCAGCCCGTCGTTGAGGCCTGGCAAATCATCGGTACGCTCGGGAGCATCGTCCTCGTCGTCCTCACCGCCTACGGGACGATGATACTCCAGAACCGCGGCCGCGTCAACGGCCTCAGACAACGGCTGTTCGGGGCGCGCGGGGACGACACGGATTACGGGTTCGTCCAGACCACGCAGAAGCGGCTCGATGAACTGTCGGACCGGCAGAAACAGCACACCCGGCAGACCCACGTCCAGCTCTACAAGCTGGACCAGAAGATGAACGCGGTCCTGGAGGTCATGGCCGAGGAACACGACGACGTGCGGATGCCCCGAACCGTCGAGGACGTGGACGACGTGCCGCCACCGCCGGCCGGTTTCTACCGCGGCGGCGGCCAGGGCGACCCCGACGGTCCCTGGAGTTCGGAGAGCGGCACGCAGGCCGGCGGGGGTGCGGACGACGACTAGAGGACGGCCGGCAGGGCGGCCCACCCGTCCACGCAGTCCTCGCGTTTCGCCCGCCAGAACTGCTCCGTCTCCCACATCTCGTGTGGATGGCTGACGTAGATGGTCGTGTCACGGAACGAGTTAGCCTTCCACCGGACGGCGATGTAGGGACGGGCGCCGAAAGCCTCGGCGAACCGGATGAGGGCGTCGGCCTCGGCTTTCTTGACGTAGATAGGGTCGCCTGAACTCGTCTTCTCCTCGAACACGAGGGCGCGGGAGCGCGGCCGGTCGCCGCCCGGCGCCGGCTGGCCGGCGAGGACGTCCGGGAGGTCCCGCGTCGTGGCGCTCCCCGAGGAGGGCGCCCGCATCGCGGCGTAGCCCTCGGCCTCCAGCCGCTCGACTAACTCCCGCTCGGTCGCGTCACCCATCGGCGGCCTCCCGGAACCGCCCCGGCACCCGGCCGGGCGGCAGATTCAACTGGCGGATGAGGATGGCGCCACACGCCCGGCAGCATCGGTCGTCCGAGAGGAACTCACGCAGGCTCTCGTACCGCTCGGCGATGGCCGCGACCGCGGTCCCGCCATGCTCGTGCCCGCAGGCCGCCCCGCCCCCGCCGACCCGCAGGACGTGTGTGGTGGCCTCGGGGGCGTCCTCCCTGTAGAGCCGGCGTGTGGCCTCGTGTCCGGTTTCGACGGCTCCCTGCCCCCTACGCCGGCCCTCCGGCTCCTCGCCCGCTACGGCGCGCTCAGCGGCCGCTGTGGTATCGCTGGGTGGGTCGCCGTCCGGCCAGGGTTCGGCTCCCTGGAGGACGAAGGTCCCGTGTGCCTCCTTTTCGTCGCCGAGGTACTCCCGCGTCCCGAACTCCCGGAGTCGGAGGCCGTCGAGGGCGTCCGCGACCGCCTCGAACTCCGCTCGCGCGCCGGTGGTTGCCTCCGGGTAGGCCGTCACCTTCAGGGTCGTTTCATGGTCGGTGTCTACGGCGTCCGCCGTCGCTGCCGCGTGCCGCTCGGTATGGAGGACGTCCATCTCGTACGGAACGTCGAACAGTCCGTCCAGCGCCTCGCGCAGTTCACTATCGTCCACGGTCAGTCTCCCATGTCCAGGTCTACGTCCCGGGGAAGGTAGAAGTCGTCGTCGTGCTGCCACGTATAACCGGCCGCCGAGCGCTCGATGTACCGCTGTGGGTCGTCCGCCCGCAGGAGGTACTCGTCCGGCACCGCCGGCGCGTCCGTCCAGGCCGCCATCGTGAACTCGTAGACCCGGCGGCTATCCTCCAGGACGAATACCCGGCCGACGCCCCACTCGCGGAGGCGGCGGAGGACGGCCGTGGAGATGCCGTAGGCGTCCAGCGCACGGATACGGTGTTTGTGGCTATCGCGTTCGGAGACGTAGGCCCGACAGTCGCGCTCGGGGCAGGGGCCAACCCACCCGGCGATGATACGTTTCTCGCCGACGGTGTGCGGCACCTTCTGCCGCTTCTGGATGTGTGGTTCGTCCGGCGGTGTGACGCCACCGCCGAAGTCCGTTAAATCCACCGTCATCCGCGCTCGACCTCCCGGCCGCACTCGCCACAGACGAAGATGGAGACGTGGTGGCCGCCGTACCGCCGACGCTTTTCGCCCGTCGAGCGGAGCGTCCCGCCGCAGTGTGGGTCCGGGCAGACGTACCGGGCGTCACGGACCATCGGGGCTGCCTCCCGTATCCACCCATCTAGCAGTATATGATACAGCGTCCACCCTCTTTCGGTCGTCCTTTACGTCTCTATCATTCAGCTCTACTACGGCCCGTTCTCCCGAATTTTTCATATTACTAACCTGAACAGATAGGCCAGCGCGGACGGCATAATCCATGAGCTGGAATGGAATCCGTAGGTTCCACTTAATTTCGTCTCGCCAACGTCTCGGCGTATCTAAATACCTCACGTATAACTGCACCTCGACGTGCCACCAGACGTGTGCCCCCTCGCGCCCTATTAGGTCCCGCTCATTCCGCACAGGGGATATATCGTAAAACCCCGGTGAACTGTGGTCGTTAGGTCCATCTGCCCCGAGTTTACTCAATTCATCTGCTATACGTTGCGCCTCTTTTTTGTTCATCTTCCACTCACCTCTTTTAGGTGCGCATCCGCGGTGAAACAGGCCTCACACCACGTCCCGCCGTACTCCTTTTTCTGCCGCGCCAGGACGTTCACCCAGGCGGTCGTGAACTGCGTCCGTGGGTCGATGAGGTCCCGGCACGCATCGCAGTAGACGTCGCCGCCGTGGAGGTGGACCGGCCGACCCATCCACGGGACGCCGGCGTCCTCGGGCTCGACGTCCGACCGCACGTACTCGCCGGCCTGGAGCGTGCCGAGTGCGCCCGCCGGACTATCGAACTCGGTATGGTGGTGCATAGGGGGGAGTGGTCTAAGCGTCGGCATGGCTTCGCTCAATCTCGACGGCTGCATCCTCGCCGAACGCCGCCACCATCGCCTCGTTCACGTCCGTACGAAGGCCGCGCCGTTCGGCCTCATCGAGGCGCGAGAGCGCCTCGCTGGCGAGGATAGTCAGCGCCACGTTCTCCTGCATTATCTCGACCTGCGAGGACGGTGGCGATAGCCGCCACGCCCAGAACGCCGAGGCGAACGCCGCTCCGCCTAGAGCGGCGGTCACTACCTGAAGTAACTCAATCACCGTTACCCACCTCCGGGGCCGGGCGGTGGAACCGCAGGCTGGTACTGGTCGATAGCGTCGAGCGCACGAACACGTCTACCGCGTCCGTGTGGTCGAACCCCGGGAGTTTCCCCTCGTCGTCCTGCTCGTGGGCCTCGTACGCCGGCCCGAAGCAGTCCGGGGACGCACAGAGGCGGGGATAGCCGGGCGGATAGACCGCGGCGTCCTTCGTGTGCCACTCGGAGTCGGTACTCGTGAGGCTCGTGCGGCAGGCCGGCTCGATGTCGGTCGTGGGCTGTTCGTCGGTCGTCCGCTCGGTAGTTTTGCTCATCGTATATTGAGGCGCGGCGTTACTCCGCCGTCTCGCGGTCGTCCTCGCCCGGCGCCTGCTGGGCGAGTCGTGCCCGGGGGAACGAGTAGGTCGGGACGCCGCGGTCACCGCAGGTGTACGCGAGGTACGTCGGTGGCCAGTCCTGCCACCGGCTGCCGAATACCTCGTCGAGCTGCGTCCGGTAGACGCAGCACAGGACCGGCGAGTCCGCGGGGTACGTAGGGTTGAGCGCCGCGACCGTCTCCCCGGCGGCGGCGACCGTATGGTGGGCTGCCTCCCGGCCGGTCGCCGCGACCACGACGAGCGTGCCGTCGTCCTCCCGGTCCGCCGCGAGGTCGCCGGGGGTAACGTCCTCCCCGTCACCCATCGGCCGCGCCCTCCTGCTCCTCGATACGGCGGTCCTTCTCGCCTTCCTTCTCCGCCCGGACTCGGACCTCCACGACCCGGCCGGCGAAGGACTCGTTCCGTTCGACCTCGTGAACGTGATAGCCCTCGTCCTCCAGCCGGCGTAACTCGCGGATGGGGCGGGCGTAGGCGTCGGCCTCACCGTTCGTCTGCTGCTGGACGGTTTCCCCGAGGGCGTGTACCTGCTCCCGTAGCGCCTCGACGTCCTCCAGCACCTCGCGCTGCACGGAGTTACGGAGCTGGTCGTTCACGTCCTCGCGGAGCTGGGCTAACTCCTCATCCATGACCGCGTCGCCCTTTAACGTCTCCAGGAGGTCGTCGTGCTGGCTGAGTGTGTCGGCGATGCCGGCTAGCGCCGCGTTCAACCCCCCCAGGTCCTCCACGACCGGCTCCTCGACGTCCTCGGCGGTCCCGACCTGGACCGCGAGGGCGGCCGGGTCCGGCAGTCCGGTATCGTCCTGCGCCGGTAGCCACCCTTCCTGCTGGGCAATATACCGGCCGCGGCCAGCGAGCCAATACTCGTAGGGGTTCATCGGCTCGTCCCGTTTCCGTCGGTCGACGGCGTGTTTCTGATACAGGTAGGCCGCTAGCTTCGTGACCTCCCGCTCCGGCTGCTCGCCGTCCTCGATAAGGCCGGCTAACTCCGCGGCCGTATACGGTGCGCCCTCCCGGTGTTCGGCCAGCGCTTGCAGAATCTGCGCCGGGACGCTATCGTCGTGGTCCGGGTAGTAGTCACTCATCCGCGTCCTCCCGGTCCGCCTTCTCGGCGACCTGCTGGAGCGTCGTCTCCAGGTTCCCCGCGACCTCGCCGGCCTGCTCGACCATCTCGATGACTTCGCCGTCGGCCGCGGCCGCGTGGGCCAGTTCCAGCTCGATGCGCGCCTCGTCTACGAGGTCCGCGGCCCGCCTGAGGTAGTCGCCCGTCTCACTCATCGTTGCCCTCCCGGTCCCGAGCCGGTAAGCCGTGTTTCTTCACGCAGTTCATGCATGGGTATAGCCCGGCGTCCCGGAGGGCCGCGACCGTCATTTCGACGTTCCGGAGCCGATGGCTCCCGCACGGCCCGCCGGGAGCGTGGTAGCACTCCCCGTGTGAATCGGCCGTCGGGACCGCGACCCGAATCTGCTCGGTACTATCCTGCGAGTGACTGTTACTCATCCAAGAGTGCCTCCTTCGCCGCGTTTAACCGCTTCATCTCCGCCGTCGACCCGCCCGCATCGCCGTGGGCGTCCTTTGCCTTCTGCCGGTAGGCCGCCGTCACGACCGGCTCGCTGGCGTCGGGGGCGACCTCCAGGACCTCGTGCGGCTCCCGGTCGTCGTCGCGCGCGCCGACCGCCGTGGCCGTCTCCCCGGGGAGCGCCGCGGCCGCGAGCTGGTCCTGCCCCGTCCGGACGGGGCGGTCGCCCGCCAGCCGCGTCTCCCGGACCCACAGGTAGATGGCCCGGAGGTTGTCGCTACGCGCCCGGTACTTGTCGCAACAGACGGCGTACTCCTGGCCGTGCTTCCGCCAGCGCGCGACGACGCCCGGCCAGCCGCCGCTGCCCGTCGATTTCCCGAGGTGGTAGGTCGAAACCTCCATCCGGTCCATTTCCGTCTGCAACTGCCGTTCGGTCTGCGGCTGGCCGGTATCGAACTTCGTCCCCCGCTCACGCTCCCGGTCCGGTGTCGGCTCCGCCCACACCGGCCAGTCCAGCCCCGGCGGTATCTTACCCATCACCGGCCTCCGTCTTATTGAGGCAGTTACCGCAGACGTCCGCCGCGGCCACGTCCGCCGCCTCGAACGGCCCGTAGGAGCGGACGGTCCCGCAGACGGACGTGGCGGGTTCGTCGGCCGTCTCCGCGTGGAGCGTGACGCCGCGGACGGCCGCCTCGCGGAACAGGTGCGCCTTCATCCCGTCCGGCGGGTCGTTGACGTAGAGGACCGCCCCGTCAGCCATCATCGCCCTCCGTACCGCCGGGAGCGAACGCCGGAATCCGGCCCGGGTTCGCCAGCGTCTCGCGTAGCTGGTCCACGAACGCCGCAAAGCTTGAGCAGTCCGCCCAGTCGTCACCGTAGGGGAGGCCGGAGTAGTCGCCCCACTCGTCCGGGTGAACGCACTCGACGAGCGTCCCGTAGTCGCCGCCCCGGTCGGGGCCATCCCACCAGACGGTATCGAACGGCCGGACCGTCCACTCGTCCTGTCGCGTATCCACGACGTAGGCCGCCTCGTGGTGCAGGTAGTCGATACCGTCCTGTGCCGCCCACGCCGAGAGGGCCTCGCCCTCCCAGTACGGCTTCGTAGAGACGTCCTCAGCGTCGGACTCGCCGGACGCGACTGCCATCTCGCTCCCCTCGGCGCCCGCCGCGAGCGCGTCGAATAGCGCCTCGGCGAACTCGGGCGTCGGGTCATCGGACCCGAAGGGCCGGTCCGCGGAGAGTGGCGTCTCGCCGAACGCGAGCCGGAGGTCCAGCGCGCCCCAGTGGGAGTAGTGCGCCTGGACCGTCCCGTCCTCGCGCAGGTAGGCGACGGAGGCTCGGTGCCCCATTAGGCCGTCCCCTCCTCGGCGCGCTCGGCCTCCCGGACTAGCGTTTTGAGGCGCGCTTTGTCATCCCGTGCCTGTGCGACGGCGTCGCCGAGTGCCGCCTGCCGGTCCTCGATGGCCGCCAGGGCCGCCTCACCGTCTAAATCCTCCTGGCCGCGGAGGTCCGCGGCGAGGGCGTCGAGGACGTCGTCCTCCATCCGCGCCGGCGCGAACAACTGCTTGTTCGCCCGCTTCACGTAGCGCCGGATGGCCGTGCTGTCATCCTTTCCGTGGAAGTCGTGGGTGAGGGCGCTCGCCATCGCGGCGTATAACTCCCAGGCGGAGTAGGTCGTATCGTCCGGGAGGTACGCCGTCGCGCCGCCCGTCCGCCCGTCCCCGTCGCCGTCGTTCGCCGCGAGGTACGCCGTCCCGTCGAAGGCGTGGGTAAGGTACGTCTCCGGTGTGAGCGGTGCCTCGGCGAAGTCGATATGGTACTGCTGGGCGTCGTAGATGACGTCCGCGAGGGTGTCGCAGGCGGCCGCGGCCTGGTTGAGGGCCGTATCCCACCAGTCCGCGACGGCCGCGCCGGCGGCCCCGACGTGCCGGCGGGTCCGCTGCGCCGAGAGGCCGCGCATGACGCGGTCGGCCTCGGTATCGTACGCGATGATGCCCGCGTAGAGGCTCTTACCGCCGAAGTAGTCGTGGCCGGTCTGGAGGCCGAGGACGAGCTGGTCGTCGTCCCCGGCGCGGAGGTCCGGGACCCAGACGTCGGCGTGGACCTCGCCGCCGTCCCGGTACAGCCGGAACTGGCCGTTGACCGCCTCGTGGTAGTCGCGGGAGCGGAGCCGGGCGAGGAGCGGTCCGTACTTGTCCATCGGCGTGACCGGCGTGTACGCTCGCGTCGGGATGTACCAGAGCCGGCCGGTCGCCGGGTTAACGTTCGCCTGGTGGTCCGGCGCCGGCGTCCAGTCGGCCGCCGCGGTCGGGTCGTCGTACGCGACGGCCCGGGCCTCGATGCTATACTCGTCCTGAAGGACGGTCACGGTGTCCTTCATCGTCTCCGTGTCGGCCTTCTCGGCGCCGTAGAGCGTGCGGAGGTAGTCGCTGTATGCGACGTCTCCGGATACGCCTCCGACCCCGGCGAAGGTATAGGCGTCCATCGGTTGTGTCATCGGTCGTCCGCGGCGGTTGGTGTGTGCGCCGCGGTACCCACCGTTTCACAGGCGGGCACTAAGTAGTTTTCCCTAAACTAATTCCCGGCTCGGATAGGGGTAACGCGGCGCTACGAGTAGTCCACGGATTCTTCGGGCTGCTTATGCGGCAAGGGTATTCGCCTAATATTATCCCGCCGCCTCTCGCGCAGTGCTCCGTTCCGACTATCTACTTCCTAGGAAGTAGATAGTCGGCACGCTTACCCCCTGATTGAGCCGTGTATACGACGGTTATTTACGAAATACGGCCGCGTAGCCGGGTCGTTGATGGGGTAATACCCCCCCTCGGTTACGACCACGGGGGCGACCGGCCGGCTCGGCGGATGTTCTACGCCCCGTTTTCACCGCTGGCGACTGCGTTAGCGGTATTAGCCCCGGAGATTACCACCAGGGAAACCTTTTTAGGTAGCCGGTGCGTACTGGAGGGTGTAGCAGGTGACCACGATGAACGAAACGCTCGACACAACGCCCGTCGACGCACTTGACCGCTCCGAGGCATTGAAGCGGCTCCTCACCAGCCTCGCACAGAACTACTACACCGGTGACGACGGCCCGGTCACGGTCGAATACACCGGTAAGACCGCCTACGCGGACGAGGACCCGGACGGCACGCCGGTCGTCCGCGTCAACCCGGACACGCCGTACGAGGTCTACGGCGCGACCGGCGCCCACGCGCTCCGCCTCCTGGTCGATACCGTCTCCCACGAGGTCCAGCACCACAACTCCTCGAAGATTCAGGGCAAGGAGGCCTTCATGGAGCGCTTCGACGACGGCTACGCGCAGCTCGCCGGGATGGTCGTGAACGTCCTCGAGGACAACTACATCGACCACGAGCGCCACGCAGACTACCGCGGCCTCAAGCCCGTCCACGACTGGCAGGTTCAGGCGCAGATGACGGTCGTCGTCCGTCATCTGCGCCTGAACCATGAATCTGGCGGAGTGCCGCGACAGTGGACGCTGCTCGGATCTCCTCGGCCGTCC